TGGATATGATAGGCACGCTAATATCCTTACTTGAATTGTCTCTGCAGGACTACGTCTAAATCCGGCTACTTCCGCAACGTAAGAACCGCGGTACAGATCAACAGCATAGACAATATCACCAATATTCATTGACTGCTCTCCTTTGATATGACAATATTTTCTTGAAAGATTTTTTGTATGCTGGTTCAAAAGACCGGCTTTTTTCTTTTTATAATCTTGCATACTTCTTTCTAACTGCATTCCGCATAAGAGAGCAAATATAAACCCGATTGCAAATGTTAGCGTGAGTTCATTAAAAACGTTCATTTGTATACCTCCCTGTAATGATTTCATTCCTCTTGCGATATAGCTTTGATAGTTGGATTGTGTCTCTACGATTCCGACATTTTCCCTGGAGGTTAAATATTTTTTCATCCAGCATGTCCACCCTATCTTGATCAGATTTTGATAAGTGATGCGGTAAGCATCCTAGTTTAATCATATGTTAATCCTCCATCAATCATCCATTTAGTTAAGATGTAAACATAAGAGATAATGCAGCTCCGGCAATATCGTTCACTTCTTTTTTTACGTATTGCCACTTTTTTGTTTCATGACGGTCTACTTTGTTATCGCAAGCAATTTCAAACATGTCTGAATTAACTGATTTCAAATCATCAATTTCTTTATGCAATCGCAATACGCATTGTGCTAATCCTGTTGTGTTAATGTCAGGTAGATATTTTCTGCCTACTTCGGTGCTGTTTTTAAGATGTAAGTATGCCAAAGTTAAAGAATTGTAGTTGGATATCATACTACAAACAATATCATCGTGCGGAACCGTCTTGCCGGATTCATAATCAGCAAGTGATCTCACACTTATGTTAAGCATTTCCGCTGCTTGTTCCTGGGTTAATTCTGCGGTTTTTCTGGCAACGGAATATATGTTTCTGCAGGTATTCTTCATTGTTTTTTCACCCCCTTCCTTATATGATGTGTATATAAACATTTCTCCTTAAAAAGCACTTCATTTCTGTGGCTGTTCCGGGCAGCCCTCTGTCATGTCTAAGGGATTAAATTCATAGTCTTGTCCCATTCTGATATTTGTTGTGTCAGTGGAGAGCTGGAACAATCTTTCACCGGATAATACTTTCAACCATCCATCTCCATAGTCTACAATTGTACCGATCATACTAACGCCCCTTCCCTGCTCAATGCTTCACTGGCTATGTAAGAACAACGCTCAATTATTTGTTGAATTTCTTCCTTCGTTTTATTTTTGCAATATGTATCATAAATTTTAACGTGAACATTTTTTTCGAGCATAAATTCCTCAACCAGATCTTCTTCTCTTTCAATAATTGCTTTCGCCATGGTCTACACCTCCAATACACTATATGTGAGGATATAAAAAATGTTTTCTGCAGCTGATGCAGCTATTACGTCAGCTGCAGAAGAGTTTATATAAAAAGAGTGCCTACAAAATTAACTTGCTTCTTGGTTTGGTTCAAAAAAGCGAGTCCATTGAAATCCCAAGATGTTTGCTATAGATTGAGCCTTATCAACTGACGGTACCCTATCACCATTTTCAATAAAACTATAATATTGTTGCGATATTCCTGCCTTATTAGCTAAATCAGCTTGAGTCATATTTTTACTGTTCCGCAATATTTTTAACCACTTTCTCATGTTACCACCTCATTAATAACAACCATATGTAGTTATTATATTACTACTACTTATAGTTGTTGTCAACAGTTTTTTACTACTTTTTTTCGTTATGCTCTTTACTACTATTTGTTGTATAATTTAAGAAAAAGGATTTGACAAACATGCTTCCTGAAATTTTAAAAACTTTACGGTCTGAAAAAGGCATATCTCAGGCTTCGCTTGCAAGCTTATTAGGCTTATCACAACAAGCCATAGCTAAATGGGAAACTGGAAATTCCGAGCCTGATAGTGATATGCTGAATAAATTAGCATCCTTTTTTAGTGTATCTGTAGATTACCTACTTGGTCGCACCAATGTTCGCAATTCTAACAACAGCACAGATGAATTTCCTCCTGAAGCACAGGTTTTAATGCGCAGCGTAGCAAAATTAACGGACAAGCAAAAGGAAATAATAAAAAAGCTTGTTCAGGAATTCATTGATGAAGACTAAACTTAACAATTAAATTAATTTGTGAGGTATTGCCTATGAAAAAATTTCCTATAGGTGCAACCATTATTCTTTGTTTAGCTGCTCTTTCTTTGTATATGGGGTTTGTAATGCTGGTTACTAATGCCGATATAGGATCGCTATTGGTTGGAATGATTATATCCGGAATTTTAGCGGTTTGGGGTCTTAACTTATTAAAAAATAATTTACACATAGATAGAATACAAAATGAAACCAAAGAACCAAAAACAATTGAAATCCAACATACAGAAAGAATGGAAATCATTAAAGAAAAAAAGGTAATAGATCCTGCAGAATATCAGCGTAAAGCTAAGTTGTGCGAAGCTATTATTAAAGAATACAATGATTTGTATAAAACTATTTCAGATGCTGATGTTATTGAAGAAAAAATTCAAATACTACAAGAATGTTATAGAAAACTGGATGTCATTCAAACTACACACCATTATAATGGTTGCTTTAGAAGTGTTGATGAAGAGATTGACCAAATAAGCAAGATGGCAATCTCGGTTTTAAATTCCTATATAAAATCAGAACAAGAAGAAGGTGTAGATGACCACATGATTGATATTGTACAGTTTGAGGATGATTTAGCGTTTATTTCTGATTGGATATTTGAAAAGGATGAAAGATTGAATAGAGTTTATACAAGAAATAATTAAAAAAAGCGAGGTTATTACATATGTCTTTGAATAAATCTGTTCAAAACTATGACTCTAATGAATATATGAAGTATTGCTCACCTAGTATTGTTGACAAGGCTTTAAATTCATTAGAGGGCGTACTAAAAGGTATTTCATTCGATGGGAAAATCAAATTTTCAGAGGTTGAAAAACTTAATCATTGGTGCGAATTATACGCAGAATATGCTAGCCGCTCGCCTTTCGATGAAATTATCTCATTTATCAGCAAGTGCTTGGAAGATGATATTTTAACATCAGAAGAAATAGAAGATATATTATGGCTTTGCGATAATTTTAAAGCGTCAAGCAAGTATTATGGCATTATCACATCAGATATACAAAAGTTGCATGGGATCCTCATTGGGATTGCTGCAGATGGGATTATTGTTGATGAGGAAGTGCATAAATTAGAACAATGGCTAAAAGAAAATTCACAATTAGAAAAAACATATCCTTACGAAGAACTATGTTCTCTTCTATCTGTAGTTTTAGCAGATAAAAAAATAGATGAGAATGAAAGACAAATGTTAAAAGAATACTTTAATGAATTCGTAGATCCAAGTATTTCAACGACTTATATAAATAATGAAAATTATATAAAAAGTAATATTAGTATAAGCGGAATCTGCTCATTAAATCCAGAAGTAATTTTCTCCGGTAAAAAGTTCTGCTTCACTGGTGCTTCACAGCGGACAAAACGCTCCGAAATTGCCAAAATTATAGTCACATATGGTGGCGTATTTATTGATTCTGTAAGTAAAAAATTAGATTATTTAGTTATCGGTGATAATGGGAACCCTTGCTGGGCTTATACATGTTATGGCAGGAAGGTAGAGCAAGCTATTTCATTAAGAAAAGAAGGATGTCCGGTTTTAATTATTCATGAAAATGATTTTTGGAATGCAATAGAAAAATAAATTAAGTTAGTTGTTGAACTTAGTTTGTATTAAATTATACGAACAATGGTTCTTGTTATGTCCGTCATCCTGTATTATAATGTAAATATAATTTACTACAGGAGGACGGCGTTTTGTTTTATGAGCGATTTGAAAGCAACCGTGATTATCAGATACGCAAGCAAGTCACTAACCTATTAAGAAAGCTCAATATAAAGCCAAATAAGGAAATAGACTTATCTAAAATAATTCATAAAATTGATGACAGTATTACATGGCAGCTTGTTGACTTATATGGATTACCGGGATTCACATGTTTTAATAAAAAAAAACAAAAATATAGATTGTTTTTAGATAAAAAAACATATGAAAAATGCTTAGCTAGAATAAGATTTACAATAGCCCATGAATTGGGACATATTGTCCTGAAACATTTTGGAATGTATGAAGATAGTACATACATAATAAATAAAAAACATGAATACGAAGCAAATATCTTCGCTGATGAACTCCTTATGCCAACGCTTCCTATACTTAATAAAAAAATGACTGTTGATGAAGTTTGTAATACATATTTGGTTTCAAAAAGTGCTGCACATAATAAGCTATATTTTATAAACAGAAACACACTCTATAGAGAAGAAAAGCAGGAACGTACAATTAGATTTTCATTTATGGAATTCCTTAACCATCCCTGGTGCTCGAACCCAGATGAAGAAGACTACCAATTTGACGGGATTAGTTTTTCTGAGAACAATGATGAATACAATGAAAAAGTTATTGGAGCATGTCTTGATAGATGGCTTGAGCCGGATTAATTAAAGAAAGTAGTGATAAAATAATGGATTGCATATATTTACGTAAGTCGAGAGCTGATGCAGAGGCTGAAGCACGTGGTGAGGGTGAAACTTTAGCTCGGCATGAAAAGGTTTTATTAGAACTTGCTAAGAAGTTAAATATTGAAGTAACAAAAATATACCGTGAAATAGTATCCGGTGAAACTGTTGCCGCGCGACCGGTTATGCAGCAGCTTCTTTCTGACGTTGAGCAGGGAATGTGGTCAAGTGTTCTTGTTATGGAAATCGAGAGGCTGGCCAGAGGCGACACAATAGATCAGGGTATTGTTGCACAGACTTTTAAATACTCTAATACAAAGATTGTAACTCCCACAAAGATATATGATCCTAATAATGAGTTTGATGAAGAATACTTTGAGTTTGGTCTATTTATGTCCCGGAGGGAATATAAAACAATAAATAGACGTTTGCAGAGTGGAAGAATTGAATCTGTTAAAGAGGGCAAGTATCTTGGTAATAAACCGCCATATGGTTATATAAGAAAAAAGCTTGAAAAACAAAAAGGCTATACACTGATTCCACATCCGGAACAGTCTAATATTGTTCGATTAATTTTTGATTTATACACAAGACAACAGCGTATAGGGGTATCATTAATTGTACGACAATTGAATGAAATGAAAATACCAACTGCCAATGGGGGACCATGGGTACCCAGTACCATTCAAAGTATTCTGCATAACCCGGTTTATATTGGCAAAATCCGTTGGAATGCCCGACCAGCGGTAAAGAAAATGAAAAACGGGGAATTGATAAGAGAACGGCCAAGAGCAAAAAAGAAAGATATATTAGTTGTTGATGGATTACATCAGCCAGTTATTGATATTAAAACATGGGAATCTGCGCAAAAGTATTTATCAGAAAACAAAATCACTCCTGTTCCGAGGCAATTAAAGATTAAGAACCCTCTATCGGGTTTGGTCGTTTGCGGCATCTGCGGTCGTAAAATGGTACGCAGGCCATATACAAATGGGCAGTCAGATACTCTCATGTGTGCAATTACTGCTTGCAAAAATGTAAGCTCATCTTTATGTGTTGTTGAAAATATGATACTTGATGCATTGAAAAAACAACTAAATACATATAGACTTGAAGTGAAAAATATTGAAATTAACAACGTACAAAGCCGCTTAGAAATAGATTTAATACAAAATTCGATAATTACCCTTGATAAAGATTTTGAAGTGCTAAAAAAGCAATCTGATAGTCTTCATGATTTATTAGAACAGGGTATATATAACACGGATATGTTTTTAGATAGATCAAAAGTTATCCGAGATAAAAAAGAAACGAATAGAAAAGAAAAAGAACTCTTAGAAAAAAAGCTTAACCAACATAATCAATATAATGATGCACAGAAAAATTTTATACCAAAAATAGAAAACCTGCTAAAAGTATATAAAATGATTAAGGATCCTGCAGACAAAAATAAAGTGCTGAAAGAAGTTATAGAAAAAGTAACATACACAAAAACCGGTAATGCTCGCTGGGATTCTAACCCGGATATCCAATTAAAAATATACCCCAAACTACCTAAGAATAAGTAAATGATAACATCATGGTACAGAGGAACTGGTTCCATCACGTTATCATTGTTTTTTGCCCTGTCTACTTTTCTCCAAAAAGATAGTTTTTTAAGAATTCCTTAAATTTCTCAAAAGCATGTTCCATATTATATTCATACTCTATCTCATATAAATGGTCGGTAGCATCCTTAAGCTTTTTATTAATGTCTTTTATATTGCTTAGGCTAAAACCAAATATACCAATCTGTATATCTTCTCTACTATTTAATATTATATTTAAAACTTCTAAAACTTCTTTTTTTGTCCGGTCAACCAATTTTCTAAAATTATCATTTGCTTTACTAGTGGAATCGTAGCATTTTGTTAATAACTTATCAGATTCATATTCATCCCTTGTAAAGCTTAACCATGTTGAAACATCGAAATACTCAATGCTTTCATCTATCAATTCAAGCAAATCTTCAAGTCTGTCACTATACTCAAGATAGTCCGATATCGCACATACTTTTATTTTCAACATTTCTTTCAGATCTTCTTTATTATTAATGTCATATGGTTTTGATCTGTGATGTAAACCAGAAGCCTGATTAAGCCTTTCAATACCTTTCGCAGTATTCTTATCAAATAGATTTTTCATTACATTTCACCTCAACATAATGTTTTCTTTTATTTTACTACATATATTAGTAAAATAATAGGATCATTTAACGCTTATATCCTAACGAGTATTAAACTTTATATATAATAGAATTAAAAAAAGCCCCGGCCGGAGCCGAGGCAGTAAGGAGGTGCATCATGTTTTATCTTTTGTAAAAATATGTATCACCATGTAAGGATAGATACCTGTCTTCTGTTGCCGTTTTGTATAAGCTTGCCACCCACAGCCAGGGCAATACTACCACCACTGTCACCGCCTATGCCGCAAGTGTCATTATCTTTAGTGATGCAGCCTAAGTTACGCATAAGGGTTCTTAATCCTTTGGCGTTGGTTTTCTTGACAGCAATAACAACCTTGCCAGTTTTGTAGTTGTAGCCGAATCCCGGACGCAAGCAATTACGGTTATGGATATCGTCATTCCAACCCTCTTTATTCATGCTGCTAATCAGATTCTTGCTGCCATTGGCTTCATAATTGAAATTAAAGCCTTGTATCGCCAAATTGATATTAGATATATCCAAACCGTTAAAATCGTTTTTCCCTACCGTTTTGACAGCCACGGAGCCACTCTTGTAGATTATGAATGTGCCTTTTTTGGACTTTTCAGCATCGTCATATGACATAAAAGGTGATATAACTTGACCGTCTGAAATAACAAGCCTAAAAGGTCTATCATCAGTACCGTAAAAGCAGCAGTTGACAAAGTTGGGCAGGGTCTTAATCAATTCTGTCGGCAGTTTCTTTTCAGCTCCACGCATCCATATATGAGACAAAGCAAGAGGATCAATCTCAACAACATCTGCACCATATGCTTTATAATGCTTGAATTTTTTTGTACGGTAATCCCAACGGCGCTTGCTTCCGACATCCACATGTACGAAGGTATCATACAGCCCGACACCTTTCGCCCCGCACTCTTCCGCAATATCCCGTAAAGCCTCATTGTACGGATGATTTAAATGGAGATCGGCTGCCTTGCCTTGCATATGGCATGAGTTTACGCTTGCCTTTGGATCGTTGGCACATACGGCAACATTAAAAGTCGGGCATCGGTATCCAATAGCTACATCAATCTTGCCCAGCCTGTCCCGCATTTTCTGCAACACTTGCACCAGATCCATATCAACCCTTACTTTCCCACAGTGTTTACAGGCGAATTCAGATAGCTTGAAATTTTTTGCAAGCTGGATGTTATTTTCAACAATGTAACTCATGCATCCTCACCGCTTTTCGGTGGGATTTTTATAAGTTTTCCAGCATTGTCACGCATAAGACCAAACACATTCTGTAAGAAGTCTGGGGCGGGCACTCCTATTAGCAGCAGATTCTGAATAATACTAAAGCCCTCCGTACCTATTAAATATATACACACCGCCAACCCAATAACCCCCGAAAAACCAAGATCAATATTAATTCCTGATGCTAAATACAGCAACACGTAATCACCGATAAATCCAATTACTAATACCGGACCATACATTACCTTTTTGATAATGCCCTTCCATGCTTTATCCCGGTTGAACCCGCCATTTAAAAATCCCTGTACTATGCCTGTGACATAATCCAATATAAGGACAATGAAAAGTATCACCATAATTTCAGTAATTGAGCTCCAGAAGTAAGCTAATACAGCCATTATCAGCCCGATAAATGTCTTTGTTCCAGCGTTTTGTGTTAGTTCCATATCTAAAACCCTCACTTTCATTTTTAAAATTTGTATATTAAAAGGACAGGCTCTCTGCCTGTCCTCATTGTTTTTATGATTATTTATATTACATGTTTCAAATGGCTCATCTTTATTGTTTGGGCGTCCATTTCGGCATAAATTTGCGTAGTTGTCGGCGAATCGTGACCAAGATAATGCTGAACCTCGGCCATTGTGCCGCCATTTTGTAGCATAGTTGAGGCTGTTGTATGCCGGAGCAGGTGCGGGTACACAGCCTTTTTTATGCCTGCTCGCTTACCCAAAGTTGAAAATGTCCGTTCTATTGCCCTCCGACCAAGTCTTTCATGTGGTTTTCTACTTCCAACGAATAGAGCTGTATTATTATCACTCCTGGAAGTAAGATATTTTTTAAGATGTAATATTGCCCTAGCGTTCAGGTATACAGGTCTTTCTTTGTTGCCTTTTCCGACAACTAAAACCTTGCCGTTTGACCAATCCACATCAGTAATATCTAACTTCTGTACCTCATCTAATCGGCAGCCGGTGCTATAGAAAAATTCGACTAAAGCTTTTTCTCGAAGAGTTTCACATGCATCCCTGAGCATTTCTAATTCTTCCCTGCTTAATGCTTTCCGGACACGTTTTTCAATTTTGATGTTTTTTATCTTTTTCATTGGACTTTTGGAAATATACTCTTCATTTTTCAACCATCCGAAAAAACTTTTTAGACAACTAATGATTGTCGCCAGTGTGCTATTTTTGACACCTGTTTTTGAGTATAGCGCCAAGTAGCGCCGAATGTCCATGCTATCAATTTGCTCAACGTCCTTGTGGACTACACCGCAAAATTTTTGAAGTATCCGGGCGTAATTTTCGATAGTGATTTTTGAGCAGCCATCAAGTTTTTTTGCAGCTAAAAATAGCATCACTCTACCCGGCATGTCATTAATTACTGCCAGCGCAGTACAGGCCGAGGAAATAGTACAATTGTACAATTCCTCTTCTAAAATGTTGCGGAGCTCTTGAATATGCTCCATGGGTAGAAAACTGGACGCCTTGTCCAACACCCTGATAATAATTTCGTCTTTCAACTAAAACGCCTCCTATTGATAAGTAGGAGGCGGAATGATATAATGAAAATGCAAAAACACATTTCCCCTCCTACTTAGGGGTCTGTGTAAAAGGAGTTTCCGGTTGCCGCCGGAGCTCCTTTTTGCTATATGAAATTATTTATAGCAAAGACCTTAATACAATTATATCAAACGATTGTTCTTTTTACAAGCATAAAAACTATATTATTGTTACGCATTATTATCCTATTGCGACATAAATTGGCTAACCAAAGCAACTAATTGCTGCTCTTTCTCAGGTTCAATCTCGATGTGTATTTCTGTTGCTTCTTTTGTTTTTTCGCCATATTCGCTATAGTTAGCGTTATGCGATAACATAATTTGTTGACAGTCATTATTGATAAGGTAATCGTGTAAATCATTCGGGTTCTTATTTGTATTTTGAAATACCATTATTCAACCACCTCCAAAGTAAACCATGTTCCACCACTGTTCAAATCCAAAGCTCCACCAGAAGTTTGTCGAACTCGAAACTCAAAGTAATCTCCTTCCATAACAGAAATAACAGCACTCTCACCATATATAAACGTTGCTACCGATGGTGCAGCGGGCGTTATTACCTGTAATTCCCCAACTTGATTTACATTGTTTTTTCGAACTAACAATAACCTATGCCCATTAGAATTACTTGCGAAGGATGCCAGTGCTTTCACTTTAACTTTTGATACACCAGACGGAATAGTAATTCTATTGGGTGTTGCTGCATTCCAAAATCCGTTATTGTAAATAGGTGCACTAAAAGTTATAGTCGTTATTGTATTATCTGCTAATGATGTTACTGCTGACGGAGCAGCCAAAAAACTTTTGAATCCACCGTGCGCTTTATTCGCACTTTCTGCCTTGTGCGAATTGAATTGATTAGTTAAATCTACCACATCTATAGCCTCAAGGTCTTTTTTTAGCTGCTGAATAATCGGAAATTCCGATGTGCTTTGTACGGCATTCTCGGTGATTAGGTCTTTCTCTACTTGCATCACCAATCTTGCAGTAGAGAGTCTTTCTGTCGTCCCCCAGAGCTGGATGCTGACCAACAGCTTACCAGGACATGCTATTTCATTTGTACCGAGTATATACGAGAGCTTATTGGCTTCAACTATCATGTCACCTTGTACAACGTTCTTATCAGCTTTCCCGAATGTTATGGTTGCGCTGGTCACATCGGCATAATTAATCTCGTTCACGCCATCAAAGACACGTGCATTCAACTTGTACACATCTTTGTCACTCTGAACTAATATTATCCCTGTGTCGATTGCCCGTTCCTGTGGGAGCCGGACGCTCAAATCATATTCTTTCAATATCATCTATATCACTACCTTTCCTAAAATTATAAATGACCCAGCTATTTTTGCTAAAAGAATTCTATCACCGGCAACAGGTACATAACTGCCTAAATAAGGATATCTTTTAGCAGTCTGTTTTGTTTCGCCGTCAAAAATAACCCTTGGCTTACCTTCGGTATATCCATTTTCAACGATAGCAAGCCTAAAAGATTTATTTATTTTTATATCTTTCGTTATGTTCAAAAATTGTTCTGGTGTAATCATACGTTGACCACCTTCCTGACTGTATGTCGCATTATGCCACCTGTTTCAAGAGGAATTCTCCAGCTTGTCTCACTGTATTTGTCATTGATTCCCAATTTTGTATCTTTAAGATTTAAAACATTGATGTACCCATGTATAGGCATAATTGCAGTATTAAAAGTAACATGACCATATACTTGACTAGCCTCAAATGCTATACGTTTTACATAGTTTTTTAATGTATTCATGTCGGATATATTTTCAATTTCTCGGTAATCTACTATTTTTCTATTCCTGCTTATTATGCTTGTAATGCTTTCAGGATTATCATTGACATAAGTATAAGATAAGGGTAAAGTATCGGGATTGCTTGCAACTACAGTAAATACATTCGCCACATCAAATAGATCCAATTCTTCTTCAATATCAGGATATAAAACGCTAAATTGATCGTCTCGATATGTTATTTCTGCTTCTCTATCAGAGGGACTTATGTATTGATAACTTATAAATATCCCATTTTCATCAACAAATAAACTTGTATAATTAATTTCGGTTAATAATTGATTTATTGCTATTTTTTTTTCTGTGCCAATTTCAAACTCTATATCCCTATCTATGACTTTATTGGTATACTGGATATTAATATTATCAATATCAATACCTGCACTTGTTAGGATTTTAATTATTGCATCATGATACTTAGCCCCTCTACCAATAGCGTATCGATCCGTAAATTTATCCTGTTTTAAAATTAATCCTAAATCATAAGCATCAACATTTCTTAGAATTATATTATTTACAAATACCCTGGTTGGACTTGACAACATAAAAATCCCCGTGCTGAATTCAATCCGTTTCCCATCGGGCATTTCGAATAAAACAAATGGCTGAATGCGATCATTCAGCCAATCAATTTGTTTATCCTCTTTCAGTTGAAATTTTGCTGTTCTATGTATCTCGGCTAGCGAGTTAAAACTTACTTCCCCTGATATTACAGATTTCAATTCAGCGATTCTTTGATTGTTTTTATTGAGTAAATCATATCTAAATCTTATCGTCCGGCTGTTTTTTTTAGCAAATAATACATCAAGTATTTCTTTTTCAGTATATCCTTGCCTTGCAATAATCAATTAAATCACCTCGTTATAAGACGCTTTTGTAAAAGTAAAATCGATATTTATTTTACCTCTCATATCCTCAGATATATTTAACTGCCCAACCGTTCCAAACATTTTTCGCCCTTTACTATCTCTATACAACATCGTTTCTTTTCTCGAAACCATGTTTTTAACTTCTAATGCATCATCAAGTTTTTTAACAAAACAGCTTATTTTTATTTCATCGTGCTCGTGTTCTCCAAATTCCGGAACTGGATCCGCTCGCCCTGCAAAGGTCATCAATTCTCTTTCAACTCTATAGCTATTATCCTTTCCAGGATTATATTTTAAAACAGTATAATCCTTATAATCTAATACTCTTGAAAGAATCATGTTTTTTATGTTTATGGTGCGTACTACAGATAATGAATCAGTAAAGCCATATTGAGAATTATATCCTCTAACAAAATATATATGCTGATGATCAGAAATACACGTGTAGTCTAAAAATGCATCGTTTGTCTGCAGAGATGCTATCCTTACATCATCCCTATACACATCATAAAAAACAACATCAGCATCTCTGTTTATGCTAAAAGATAAAACCCCCGCTATAGCATCTATTGTATTCGGTACTATTTTAGGTTTACTAGGTACATTAACTATAATATTAATGATTTTTGCTTCTGCTTCGCTCCAAAATCCGTTGCTATCAATTATTTTTAGTTCGATTGTATATGTTTTAGTGTTTTCCAAAATAATATCAATTGCCTTACTTTTAGCTGTACTATTCTCATTATTATCTTGCCAAATTACATTGTTTTCATCATCTATAATTTTTATATGATACCCCTTTTGATTGGTAGATGTCCAAGTAATTGTTGGTTTTGCTGTTGTTACAGTAGCATCATTGGTTATTGTAGGCTTTACAGGTGGATTAACAACCGTAAAAGTAGACTCATTACTATACAACGATGTTGTATTATTGTTATCTGTAGTTTTTACTCTCCATGTTATCGTACCTGCTGTAAATGTATTAACTGCAAATGTGTAATATTGATTATTGGTTGTTTGCGTTACAATTACCCAATCACCTGTATTAATTTTATATTGCAACTCAAAAGATTTTTGACGATCTGAGATATTATAACCGTTGAAATTCCAAAAAAAAGTAATCTCTTCATCTTTTTTATATTTAACATTTTCCGGATATAGGTTGTTTGGAGTAATCAAAGCGTCCGTATATTCAATTACAATTTTTGCACATAACTCTTGAGGAATCGTTCCACTTTGTTTACCATTATACTTATAAAAAAAGTTTGATCCTACAGGTACACTTAGCGGTAGGGGCTTTAAAGTAAATCCAAAATTTTCTTGTTCACCATTTACTATTTTTTGCACAGTGGACGATATATCAAATTCAAACCACGTACTTTCAGGAAATTCTTTTTGATCAATAATCGTTGAATTGTATGACGGATATGACGCTGTATCCACAACTCCACCATCCGCAAAGTGGCTAGTTAACTCATATACTGCGACAGTGTGTATACCATCAACGCTATTGTTTGGTATCTCCATCCCACTACTACTATTTGGGTATAGCATCATCGTTGCTTTTTTGACAGCAACATTTTCTGGTATATATTTCATAATGTCAAATCTTATAAAGGATTCATTTATTGTTGGTACCTCGGACTTAAACCATGCACCAACAAAACAATAATCAATAAAAAATGATTCGATAACACCGTTTATTTTTTTACAATTTGCTATTTTTAGTTCTGACGGTTTTGGTTGTATCGTTACTATTGGCATTTATCCACCCCCTTACGCCATTGATCTTGCTGTTGGCTGTATTCTGTTGAAAAAGTCATTTATATTCTTCATTTCAGTTAAATCCTTTGCAGGGATAGTTACGTTTATGTTGTATGTGTTACCAGTAGATCGCTGTTGTACCATTTGCGTTGACCTTCTATTGTCATATACTTTTGCACCTGCAGGTAGTTCTACAAGCTCAGGTCCTTCTTCACCGACCCAAGTCAAGCCCCCGCGCCAGTTACTCGTTCCAAGAGCATTTCTCCCTACCCGTTGCAAGCGTTCTGGAGCAGTGTTCACGGTATTAGTTATATCTCCGACACCTTTTCCTATTGATGCCATAGCCTTTTCCATTTCGCCGCCTTTTCCGGCCAGTACACCAATTATAGCCACAAGGGCAATTAATGCAGCAGTCACACCAATTACTATACCTGTAGTCTTCCAAGCAGCAGCATCCATTACCTTAAATGTATCCGTAACATTTTTAATAGCTTTTACTACTGTTATAGCTGTTACAGCAACAGATGCAACCACAGCAACGGTCGCCAGGACCTTTGGATCTATCTTATTAAGTAATTCAAAAAAGCTTGTTATGACAGGCAATAAAACTACTGCAATACTATTTTTAAAAGCTTCCGTCTGGTTATTGAATCTCTGCATAGCATCATCCAGCGCACCAAAAGATTCCAGCGTATCGCCCGACATAATATATCCCATCTCATGTGCTTCAGCTGCAAACGCTTTTAAAGATCCACTACCTGCCTCAATGAGTGGAGTTAATTCACGTGCTGAACGCCCGAATATCTGCATAGCTACTGCATCACGTTCGGTTTCGTTTCTTATTCTACCAAGCTTATCTATAGTCTCACCAAATACCGTTTCAGCATCTCTTAGTTCTCCATTAGATTCTTTAATGCGGATGCGCAAAGCCTTGAATGCTTCTTCTGATTGCTTACTTCCCATCCGGGCATTGTTCATGTTTTTAATCATTTTTGTCATTGATCCCGTAATAGTTTCAGTTGAAACATCCAGAAGTTCACTTGCATAGTTTAACTCCTGTATCGTATCTGTGGTAAGTCCTGTTGTTGTTGCCATTGTTAATATCTCATCTGCAGCTTGTGCTGTCTTTATTGTTAATTTGCCAAAACCAACAGCTAACCCTACTACTACAGTTGCCAATGCCGCTGTTGTTATTTTTGATTTTTCAGCAGCAGTCATTTGACTACCAAGGGATCGGACGGACTCTTCGACTTCAGGTGTTAATTTAATCCCGATTTTACCCGCAAGGTCTGCTATAATATTGCCAAAGCCACTAGATTTATCTGCTACCTCATCTGTAGTTAAGCCGTATTGCTTCATATCCTTTTGTGCTTGTTGTAAAGCTTCAGAATTATCTTTTATTTCTTTTTCAGTTTTTATAAGTTCAGTTTCTGCAAGATTAAGACTTTGTTGCCATTTCAATGTTTTTATATCTGTTTCGCCGTACTCTCTTTTTGCATTTTCTAATGCACCTCGCAATGTGGAAACTTTCCCAGTCTGCTGCTCTAGCTTTGCCTGTAGTGCTGTGCTTTTAGCGGTCAGTGCCGATACAGAATTTGCATTATCTGAATACTTTGCAGATACAAGCGTCAATTCAGATGCTGTTGTCCTTAGCCCTGTATTTATATCTGAGAGTGCTTTTCTAAACTCCCGCTCCCCTGCAAGCTCTACTTTTGCGCCAATTTTTGTTGCCATCTTATATCACATCCTCCCCCGGTATAATGTCATCCGGGCTGGAATACCTTTTTTCAAGCCCCGTTAAAATTTTATATTCGGTGTGTAGCTCCAGAAGCTCCCTTAGTGTCTTTCTCCATACCGCTTTTTCGGGGAACCCCAGAATAGTAACACCTATCACAATGAGCTGCGTAAAGTTTATCTCTGGCTGTCTTTCTTCATCTTCGAACTCTGCGCAGCTATCAAGTTTTTTTCCAATTCCTCCACCTGTTCAACCTGGCCTTGTGGAAGCCCAGAGAGCATTGCCTGTCTTACCTTCTGTTGAAACTCATTGATTTTTTCAATAGTATCAAGCATTCTTCCCAGTTGTTTTTCTGAAATCCTAGGTCTTTTTTCTTCGTGTTCCTCATTCCAAATCTCGGCAGCTTCATTCCACATTAACGTACCAATTACCTTTGCTGCTTTTATGTTGGAAAAAGCGTTCAGGATGTCGTCCATTTTGTTGTATTTATCAACACATTCTTCAAGTACATTCAGATTAAAAATCAATTCCCCTTCAATAGGTATAATGTTTTCATCTTTTCTTTTGTATAATATAATTGGAACTCCATATTTTTTCATAACACAAAGGGCAGGTTTTACCCTGCCCATCACCTCCTTAAATAAGATTATTACTCAGTCGAATATGTGACAGTTACTGTGTATTTTGCGGATACAGATTTGTACGTAACGGTAATTTCAACAGTGTTATCACCCTCTGTAAATGTTGCTGATTCACCATTTGTTACCGTTGTCTCTCCTACCTTAATTGCTATAGTTGATCCGGTCTTTACCGCAACTGCCGTAATAACTGCAGTGGCAGTCGATGTCGTTGTAGAATACGATTTTACCGCTCCATCAAATGCAGGAGATAGCACAAGAGTACCGAGCGTCAAAGAGGTTAAGTGTGCATCCTCAGGTTTTGGTACGTTCAGTTTATCTCTGAGCCAATTAAGCGCAGTATCAAGAGAAGTAACCGTTATTTCGCGCTTCCATTTCCCGTCTATCCTACGCATTATCTTTCCTTCAATCGCTGGTGTTTGCCAGGTGAGGCTTGCGCCTTTTGTCTCAGCGGTTTCATTTGGCTCCCCAAATTGCACTTTAGGGAAAAATATAGCACGATACTGCCGGATCTTGTTTTTCACTTTTGGGATTATATACCCAAAGCCAAAATACCCCGGAAGATCATCAGCACTGCTGTCTAGCACTTCAACAGTTTCATCTCCGATTGTTTCTTCTTCCGTTTGATTTCCGAGCCAGTCTCCCCGAGTTTCCGGAGGCAAGTCGTCCGGCGTGAACGCCATTGTTCCATCGATGAACTCTCTCAGCCGCTCAGCAATTTCGCCATCGGCATAAAGCGGAGAATCAGAAATATTCAAGTTCATATCCACACGGATTGCTTTTGCTGCAACCTTTCCGTCACCGTATTCAAAAGTACGAGACGCTTCATCTTCCGTGAGTGGAGCATACATCGGGTATTTCAAGTCAAATTGTGCCAATAGTTATCACTCCTTTACTACTTTATTGATTTCATTATCAATGATTTCTTCCATTGCTTTTTCAACCTTTTGCTTAACCTTATTTATTGCAGGTCTTATGAAAGGTTTTTTCCTCTGCGTACTTGTTCCAGATTCCATTGCCCTTGCTTTTATGGCATTGGGTACCCCTTTGCGATCGTATCCATGAAATCCGACTTTAGAGTTTATCACGCCATTTTTATCAACATCAGCTGGTGTTACTCCAAGCGATTCTTCTAAGTCGCCGGTTGAGTATTTAGAACCTGTAAGATTTTTCATTAAGTTTGACCTTACTTGGTCAGCAAGTATTCCCGCACCTTCACGTACTGCTTTTTTACCTATTTCTTTTGATTGACTACCAAGTGACGACAATTGTTTTTCAAGTTCTGTAAATCCATATATGGATTGCATCTTTGCCATTATTACACCATCTCCCAGACCCACTCGTAATGTATATATCCTGTATCTCGTTCATGCTGAATAGAGTTCAACTGCCAAGCTATATCAGATTCGTTCAATTTTTCCTGAATCTGCTCCACAACCGGATCAAACTCATCCTTCGTAAAGTAATCAATTGTACCCTGAATAACTTGTGTGGTTTTCTTCCCGTCAGCATGACCGGATGCACCCTCTCCATCCTCTGCCCAAACGATGTAGTTACCCGCTTCGTTGGCAGCATTAAAATGATGAACAGGTACACCAATTGTTTGAAGTAAATCCTGCAAATCATGTAATGTCATAGCTAGCATCCAACCTTTCTAAAGACAAATCCATTACAGGAGGATATACGTCCTCTGGATATTGTACCTGCAATATTTTATACTGTTTCCCATCAATCGGTATAACTACATCCTGTGTTGATACGCTGTTAAGTTTGGGCATCCGTAGCAGTCTGCCAATCTTCGCGTTAGTCTGCTTTGCTGCCCAGAATCTTGACATGCCAACTGTGCGTTCTTTATATCTGACATTTGCAGCCTTTATTGTTAATGCTTCTTTGGGCATTCCCCCAGGAGAAGCAATGTTTTCCACAGAGTAGATACTGGCTACACCGTCATTAAACGTCTGCGTTTTCTGCGGCATAAGATTTCACCTCCTGAGATATCTGCAATGTCAGGAGTTCGGGCAGATAATTTGTCTGGAATTCATTTAGTGCGTTTGACCTAGCATACCGGCAGTAGTCAAACAGCAGTTCACGCGGTTTATCCTCTACAGTGTAGTCCATCTCAGCGCCGGCAACTCCATCGATGTACTTAATTCCACGGGCAATGATGCCAAAAAGCTTATTGTCGCCTGCGGGGTCATGCCATGTGATGTCAAGGTAGTTTTTGACGGCAACCAGAAGGATCTCATCGGTGTACTTTGCTTTAAATTCATCTTCATCAAGCTCCGCAATGTACGCCTGTTCACAATAATCAAAGAGCATATCACGAGGCCTGCCGGTTTCCGAATATGTCAACTTCATCCCCGACACACCGTCGATAAACTCAATGCCGCCATTGATTATTCCGGTCAGGATAGCGTCCTCTTCATCACCTTCAACATTCAAGTATGTTTTTATGTCATCTAACAAACCTTCCGGCAGCATCTAATCACCTACTTTTTCTTTGTAGATTTCTTCGTTGTGGTTTTCTTTGTTGTGGGTTTTTGGGGTGCTGGTTTTTTGGGTTCCTCTGGTTTACTGATCGCCTTAACAAAAGGAGCGGCTGAGGTTAATTCCTCAAACCGCTCGTTGGTTACTTCTATTTCCTGTCCTTTCTGATAGACAACCTTTTTATACTTGTCCTTGAAAGGCATTATAACTTTAACTCTCATATTGCACCACCTTAGGTAATCGGCGTGTAGGTAATTACGAGAACATATGCTTCCTGCTCAACGGAATCAACGGTGGAAGTAATGGTGATTACGTTAGCACCAGCAGCCAGCGTCAGTGCGTATGCGTCATTGGCAGCGGTAACGACATTGGCGCCATTCTTAACCACGATTACAGCGTTCTGGTCGTTAGCGGTTACGGTCAAAGATGCTACGTTGTTATCACCTGCGACCTCCTCGTCAGCGATTGCAGCAGAGTAGGCGTGGATATTTTCATTGAATACGCCAAAGTTTACAGGAGCGGTCAGCTCATCCGTCAAGGTCATAGCAGACAAACGAGCATCGACATAATCAGCGACTCTAACAATCGGAGCAGCCGGACGGATGGCGGTAATATCCACAACCTTAAACGAGGTACTGTCTAATGGCTTTCCGTCACCGTAGAGCTTTGTCAAATAATACCGATCATCCTCAATGAATTTGTAATGGTCGGAATACTCTATCTTACCGCCCTTGCTGGTGCCAAGTCCGAAGAAGTACCTTTTACCGATACCGATGACGGCTTTGTTGGCAGGAACATAAACGGACTGGATGATATTGGTCGGATGCGGGAAGCGATTCGCCCACGTGCCATCAGGCAGACGATACATCACGGCAGGCATAACTTTTGTGTAGTAATCCACCGGGTTACAAATAAACAGCACTTCTCCGACGTTGCGCTGTAAACCGTTCGGGCTAACCGCCAGAGATGCAAGAATGCCACCGTATGTTTCAGGTGTGATTTCATTCAACGGTACTGCTACAAGATCGGGGTAACCGTTCTGCGCATGGAATACGCCGTTCGGGTCTTTGGTCATGCCGACCGGTTCATTGACGCCAGTTCCGATGATGATAGCCTTTTCAAGCCCGTTGGCGATAGCCTCTGCAAGGATGGTCCTTACATATCGGTCAATCCACACAGGGCCAATTTCCAACATTGCCTTGCAGATCGGGATAAAGGCCGAAAGCTTGTTCTGTGCAAGTTTGATCACAGCAGTCCCTGCGGTCAGCTGTTTAGCAATATCGTCACACAACTTCTGCCAGGTCGCAAGATGTTGCCCGTCCTGCGTAGAAACAAGAATCTCCGTCAGAATACCGGTGTTTTGGAAGTTGATTGCCGACAGAAGCGGGTGTGCTTCGGTGACGTCCTCGAATACCGCATCTATGACGGTTGTTGGAAGTGTTTCATCAATCAAAGTCAATGCTTGCTGTGGATTACTTGACTTCATTGCCTCAATAACTTGTTCGTAATATTTAGTTTCCTGGGAAGTAAGAACCCTTGTTCCTCTTCCTGCCAGTATCGTATTGTCTGCGGACTGTACAAGTCCTTTCGCTTCTGCCAAGACCGCCTCCTGAAGAATGTTTGTATATTCTTCAAAAGCTGAAGCGAAGGCTTCTTCATCATTGTCTTTCATTGCCTGGTTCATCTTGTTTGCAATGTCAGCCTTCTGCTGCTGAAGGGTGTCAAGATTTTTCATTGCAAAGTGCTGCAAATTTACTTTGATTCGGTTTTTCATATTATCATTCCTTTCTGCCAATTATGGCGTTAAAAAAATTGATTGTTTTATTTTCCTTTGGTGATTCTGGTTCGCCTTGTTTTTTTATCTCTGCAGTAATCCGTTCATACAGTTTTCCCGCAAGTGCATCGACGTCAATTTCGGTCGATTCTAAAACCGGAGCCAGTGTTTGTTCTGTCTGCCTTTGGCTAACCAAGGCAAATAAGGATTTCCTTGCGCTGGCGGCTGCTTTTTCTGTAGCCGCTTCTCCAATTATAGATGTAGCAAATCCTTTTTCAAGGGCATCATTTGGAAGCACCCATGTTTCAGCGTCAAGTATTTCTTTCAGTTCGTCTTCGGTAATGTTTACACAACTCTTGTAAGCCTCTATGGATGCCTGGGTAATTACATCCAGATCATCCGCATCCTTTCTGAGCTGTGCTGCGTTTCCAGCCGTGTACATCCATGCATTGTGAATCATCAGCAAAGACGAATTATTCATGATCCGCTCATCCCCAGCCATAAAGATAACGGACGCTATGCTACAAGCAAAACCATCACAGTAAGTCCTTACTTTTGCTTTGTGGTTCCGAAGCATATTGTAGATGGCCAAACCTTCCGCAACTTCTCCGCCATATGAATTGATGTGGACATTGATTGTTTCAACCTTGGTGTCGAGTTCATTCAGTTCCTTCGATAAGGTATAGCTGGATACATCGCTGTCTAACCATTCCCAAGAGGTTATATCACCAAAGATGTATATGTCCGCTTCATTACCATTCGTTTCAAGTGCATAGTATTTATTCAATCTGTCTCACCTCCTTTTAAGGCCTTCAATGCTTCTTCAAAAGGCATATAGTTTCGAGTTATAAAGTGTTCATTGGCCCAATCTTCTTCAATAACCGGTTCACCAACTAACTCACGGATGTCATTCACACAAAACGCTCCGGAAGAAATCAATTTGTCTATCGCTGTGGATACACTCAACAGATCAACGTGCTTCATGGTCTTGGTGTCAATTTTCAAGTATGTTCCCTGGCTAAACCCTGCATATCCATTCCGTTTGCGGTTGATTTCTTCTTGTATCATATCCACAAGAGAATCGATGCAAAACGTAAGCAACTGGTCTACAGCTTTTGATGTGTCCTGAACATCTCCTCGAAGCAAGGCCGGGGGAATGCCAAAAGCTCTGGCAGTGAAGTCTGATATATCATCAACCAGTGCCTTTATATCGCGGGTGCTCTCCGATGAATACGTCTTTTTTTCGAGCTCTTTCCACTCTTGCCCTCTACCTAAAGGCAGGGCTGCGCTGTCGCCATCCAACCACTTTTTAATTTTTTCGTTAATTAGCTTGTCAAAAGCATCCCTTTCAGGTGTCCCGGCAACCGGCAAGGTGTCATACTGAAATATCCCTTTTGTTCCTCGGCTTTTTTGGTACGCTTTCATGCTGTATGTAATTAGCTTCGAGTAGCTATTATACAGCCCGTCAACTACCTTTTTCGTGTCACTCTCTGTCAGATTGAAATATAAAACCTCTGACTGAGCGAAACTCCGGTCAAATGTAAAATCACCTACCTGCACCTGGGTAAATACATCTTCATACAGCGCATATGGCTTTCGATTAAAGTTGTCCGCTACAAGCAACTGCCCGCTTTGGTCAATTACAAGGCACTCGTTGTTCCGATACAATTTTGAAATTAGCTTATGGATGAACACGCTTGAGTTTTGGTTTTTGTTTGGCTCCAAGTTCCAAAGGTAATACTCGCGTCCCTTTTCTTCCTTGCCCTTCGTGAATGTCTTAAACTCACATTTGCTGACGGCATTTGCAACCAAGTTTACAGCGGACAAAAAAGCCAACTCTCGGATGTATATATCTCCGACAAGATCCTCGTACTCCTCAAACAAGTCCCCGTTATAACTTACAGAGACCGGGCCGCCAAATCTATCTACCAGCCAACTTATTAAGCCCAAATTATCACCCTCTTTCTATTATGTGATCACGGGCAAGTCGTCATATGCGCTTTGCCCGGTGCCAAGTTCGTCCTCAACTACCATACTTGCGACTAAAGCAATAAATGGGTCTGTTTTTCTGCTCTTTGCCTCGATTTTTGCAAAGTAAAAGTTTCCGGTGTCCGTTCCCTCTTTTTTGCCAGACCGGACACGCTTTGTGTTGTTCGTTGCCCACCGTAACGCCGGGTTGTCGCCCCATACAAAAAACTGCTTATTAAAGCAGCTTTCAATCACGGGCTCAACCTTCATAATGTCGCGTGGCCTGACAAGATATACATTTTTCCGCTCTTTTGGGTCGAACCCTATTTTCTCAAGGGCGTCTTTCAATAACGCATACCGGTAATTATCAAGAGCAATTATCTTGAGATTATATTTCTGTGCTGTCTCTGAGATGTAATCCGTCAGCAGTTCCGGTGATATCTCCACATCGTCAACCGGTACGCATGTATCCCATATTCGCCACGGAGCCTTTATCCTTGACAGTTCCGGGTTTTGAGTGCAAATCCAGTACCTGCCGAAATCATAACGCAAGTCACCTTTTCGGAAATGGAAGTTGACTGCCGCCCAATCTCGCAACGACGCATAGTCAATGCCTACAGTACAATCCCATCCAGTCAGATCCGGCAGCGGCCTATTTGTTGCCTTGATATTATCCCACTCGGTTACCTGCAACTCCCTGTTTTCCTTCGGCCAGTTCATACGCTTGGTATAAAACTCTTCCTCTATAGCTGGTTTATATTTCATTTCTATAAATTGCTGCTCCATCTCAAGTCTAAGTGTTGCCAAATACTTTAATGATGGATTAGCCTTGTGCCACATATTAGGATCTTTGGCTTCTTCCTCTGCATCAATTCTATATATTAGTGGAAGCCATCTTAAATCTTTGATTATACCTTTTAGGATATCTCTAGTTATTGCCAACATATCATCTAGGACACCTTCACGAACATTTCCTTGAGTAGTAATGTAAAATGTCCTAGCGTGTTTTCGTTTACCAAATCCGGAGGTAAATACTTTTATTTGATCATAGTTTTCATATTGATGTACCTCATCGAATATTAAGCATCCAGTACGCTTGCTATCCTTCGTTTTAGCATTGCTTGTATTAAACTTAATATAAGATTTTGTAATAAGGTTCACAATTTTTACTAGCGATTTGTAAAAAAATTTCTTCGATTTTGCCCAGGTTCTTTCAAGCACATGATAAATATCTTCAAAGGATGTTTTTGCTTGATCCTCAGCATTTGCAACGATATCAATATTGTATCCTTTAATACCATGATAATGAGTTGTCAGATACCACGCGATAGGGCTTATAAAACCATTCTTACCATTACCCCTACCCTCCATGATAAAGATAGTACTAAACACAACGGTATCATCAGATTTATAAAAGCAGTGGATACATGCCGTTACAAATAGTTCCCAATCAAAAAGAGATATCTCAAAATATCTCTCCATCAGTTCAACTGCTTTATCGATCTTTTTTGTGTCTATAAATACGTCCGGATTATTAAGTTTGCTCTCAACGTAATCCATCGCCAAAAGGATTTCTTTTCCGACGATATTTTTTCCGCTGCGGCAGTCGTCTATATACTGGTCTATGTATGGGTGATAATCTTTTTGTCTACATTTCAATATCTCCATCAGACTCACCATCCGTTCGGGATGGCTTTATGCCCAACTCGTTTAATATTTTTAGCATCTGAGCATTTGTCTTATTGAGTTCAGAGATGGAATCATTTTTCTTATGTCCTTCTTGACCTCCACCATTACACCAATAGACAGACACCCCCCTTAGCTTAATATCTTTGATCAACTTGTTTTTAATTTCCCACAACGACATATAATCATTGACAAGATCTATATAGTATTTTCCGTATACTCCGTTGCGATCCAATTGGTCAAGCAAGTCTTTTTTTATATCTGTTTTTTTTGCCAAATTCCCCACCTCCTTCGTGTGAGTTTTTCAAAGTTTATATCTTGTCTACCCCATGCCGAGTCAAGCCCTTCCGGATTAAAAAGCGATTTATTTCGCCCGGGGGTGCTGCTCATCCAACCAACATCTACCACCTACCATCTTTCTTTCGTCAATGGTTCCTTTTTTTCTTTCTGCCTATATCCATGTCGCTGCTCATGGCAGTCATGGCAAAGCGGAATTAAGTTTTTATACTCTTTATCCTGATATATGTACGTCTTACTCAATGCAAGTCTTGGATGCTTTATTACATATTGTACATGGTGAACATGGTTTGCTTTTTTATAAAATCCTCTACTTTTACAATCTTGGCATTCGTTCTTATGTTCCCGCAAAGTTTCTTTACGTAGGTTCAACCACGCACTGCTTGTATAAAAGGCATGCAGATTGTCTTCATCAATTAATTTTTGAACCCAACATCCAACTTCATCCTGATTTTTTATGTTCATATCTTTTCCTCTCGCTTTTTAAACGCAAATGTATAATTATACATAATGTTAAAACGCTTTAATGCGTTATGTTTTGTCAATCTGTTTATCAATTCTATCTCGATTATTCGCTTAAAAATGTATAAATATCCAGTTACTCACATCTTATCTTCTGTTTAACTCATAGACAGCGCTACAAGCATTGACTTTTAGCTATCTTACAGTTTTCAAAAGTATTAGTTTATCATAGTTGCGTTATGAGTAATTAATATCAAAATATTTTAAAGTTCTTAATGCTCTTATTAATATTTTCTTGTTCATATCCTATGTATCTTAACGTCATTTCTGGAGTTGCATGATTGAATATTTTTTGTAGCATGACTACATCTTTGTATTGCATGTAGTGATGATACCCAAATGTTTTTCTGAGCGTATGTGTTCCAAGGTCTGGAATACAAAAATAATTACCGATATCTTTCATAATCTGATATGCCCGTTCTCTTGTTAGAGCTTTATTATCGCCTTCTCTACTTTTAATTAGGTATTCGCTTAGAAACTTATCTTCACAATAAAATTTTAATTCTTTTTTCAAAATCGGGTTAATTGCATAAATTTTTTGTTTACCTGTCTTCTTCTCTCTAATGTTAATACTATTTTTATTTTTAACATCAGTTACTCGAAGTTTTAAGATATCTGATATTCTAAGCCCAGAATAAATTCCTGTGTAGAACATAATAAAATTCCTTACATTTTTTTCTTTCAAATATGTGCAAATATTTTTGACCATTTCCGGATCTCTAATTGGTTCTACATAATTCACTTAAATTCACCACCTCAGGTATGAAGATCTTTCCATGAAAAAACCGCCCTCGGTTTCCCTGGACGGTTCATTATGTTTTATATAATTCTAACATCTTAATAGTATCACAAAGCATAATGATTGAAAAGTATAGAAATAGTATAGTTTTAGTATGATTTTAGTATGGTTTATTATAATCTATTCCAATTATCTCATTTTTTATTATACTTTGTTGTAGAGTGCATTATTAGTTTTCTTTTTCCGAGAGCATAACCCATTTCCATATGAGCACCTTTGCTGTCTGTCCAATTGGGAAGAAAACATATAGCGTCACAAATATCAATCATTGCTCTATTGACATGATGATACTCTGTTTCTTCAAATCCCATTGGCATAAATGACGGGTTGAGAACCGTATGCCCTTGCATTATTAATTCATCCTCTGCTTCTTTGAATTCTTTTTTATAATTTTCATTTCCTGTTATCTTACCTGCTATATATATTTTCATTTTTTAATTCCTTTCGACTAAATTACTTTGCAGCATTTTCATGATATCAGGATCGTAGTCTCCATCTTCATAATCTACGTGATTACTTAATACTGATAGCCATGTTGCCATTTCTTGTATGCTCATAGTTTTAAATTTCTCAAATAAGGTATTTTTCTTTATCTCTTTGAGACTCATGCAAACATGGCCCCCTGGAAGAAAAGATGAATCTTTTAGTATGTAAGTTACTTCATGCTTCAAATCCTCAGACCCTGTATAACCGGTTAGCGGATCATATTCCTGCTGTATTAAGATATCACCAACCTCATATTTCCCCTCAGGTCTATCGTCCTTTCGTATCTCAAAAAGTTTAATTCCAGCTTTTGAAGCTCTATAATATTCTGGCCAGATTTTTAGATAAATCACTTTCATTTTCTTTCCTCCCACATAGGCTATTTGGGTATTCTTGAATAAATTCTTTTCCCATTAAGTCTTTAAGTGAATCTTTCATGAAAACGGGCACATCCGCATGTCGACAAGCTGAAACAATGTTTTCTATCCATTCACGTTTTGGGATAATCTTGTCTTTGCGGTTGCCTGTTTCGGCGCCGACAATAACCCAGTTGTAATAATCGCCTATTGTCACTATTTTGGGATATCCTTTGTATAAGAGGTCATATTTCACTAAATCAAACTCACCGTGTATAGGCTCAATGCTTAAGAACTTGTTTGTTTTCCTTGTGGTTTCCTGTAATAAATCCCATGCTCTTTGGTGGTCTGCATTACACGTTACAGATGTTCCAATCCACCAATTTTTGTTATTAAAATACTGATGGAATGGGTATTTTAATCCCTTTGGATTCTTTGTAAGAAATAAATATTTATGTTGAGCTGCATCTTCACATGCTCGGAATACTTCTTCTATCCAATCCCCCGGTACCCAATCACCAAACAGGTCAGCCATGCTGCATACGAATATTTTTGATGGCTTTTTGACTTGTTGCGGTTCGTTTAATCTGTATCTATGAAATGTAGGCTCAAACCCAAAAGGATATGGAGCTACTCGATACCAATCATCTTTTGTTTGTGTATAGTGTGGTTCGTCTATTACATACGGTGACTTAAATGCATCGTCTCTATGCTTTGCGATAAACATACCCATTTCTTTGCCGTACCCACCACCTTCGAACCTTTTTGCTATTCGTCTAGCATAGCAATATTCGCACCCATGAAGACATCCAGTCACCGGATTCCAAGTATAATCACACCATTCAATATTAGTTTTATTCACAGATTAATCACTCCTTAAATTTAATCCACGGCGGGCAGCCTAATACCCGCCGTGTTCATAGTGTTGTAGTGTGTATATATATCAATTTTTAGCCACCTTTCTTTATGTGGCGCATATGATCAACCCCCTTTCCTGTTTAAAACATGCTTAATTGCTTAGGTTCTTTTTCAATTAAAATGTTTCGCTTTCTTAACTGTCTTTCCGCTTCTGTTCTTAAAAAATCAATGCTTACACTATTTCTCTCCGCACATGCCTTTGCTGCCTCATCATTTTTTAAGATAGTCTTCCAGTTTTCAATATTTTTCTTTTTCCTACGTATTATCTTTTTTCCTTTGTATTTTTCTCTGCGTTCCTTTTTATCCTTTTTTACGGCTTTAGTTAAATCACTGGCATGAACAACCTCTATCCCGTCTTTAATATCTTGCAGGTCTTGCATCAAGTCCCGGCTTTCCCGCTTTTCAATCCTCACGCTTAAAATTTCAAGGTCATATTTTTCACCGTGATATTTTGCAAAAAATAACCTTCTCGAATGCTTTGATTTTCCTTTTTCTTTTTGCAAAGGAGCGTCAGGATATTTTTTAAGATACAGTTCTAAGTCAGTTATTGCCTTTCGTGAATCGAATAACTTTTCACCCTTAGTAATCTGGATAACCGGCTCTACTATAAAACCTTTGCTGTATTCGGTTGTAATCCTAACATCATAATAGATATTGGCAAGAGTCAAGTCACGCTCTTTTCCAGTACACCAACACGTTTTATTGTCGCAACCATTATTCATAAAATTTATACAACGTCGAGGCTCATATTTAAAATACGGTTCAAGAGTTTCTTCGTTTATACGACAGCATGCACAATGTATCATTCCAGGATGCCCGAACTTTTTTTCGAGATTTTTCCCTATAATCCTTTTCCTTTCGTCCTCTATCTTTTCGACACTGTTGTCATAATCATAAGGTTTGTCCGTCATATGCCATGAACATTTAGCACCAATAGTAATATCTCTAAGTAGCGGGTGAAAATGTTCACACTCTTTTTTATTGTAAGGACAATGAAAGTTGTAATTATCGTTTTCTGCTCTCCAATCAACATCTGCATAACTCAGATATCCATGAGTAAATTCACCTTTTCGCATAATCCTACAAGGAGCTTCCCAAACTGTGGTTTCGAGGTATTCAGGCGTGTATTCAAATTCCTCCATGTTGCCATACCACCTGACATAGTCAGGATGATTTTCTTTTGTATAACCCTCGGCTAAAAGTCTTTCTGTTAGTTTATTCATACTCATATCCCAATGCACGGGCGCATATCGAAAAAGTCTTCCAACTTGTTACGCAATTCAGCGGCAGTAATATCATATTCTTTTGCAATGCAACTCTCACAATTTGGGTTTTTGTATGCTAATGCTTTGCTACATCGTAAATCCCACGATGTCAATTCTTCACCGCAACTATGGCAACGTTTACCCGTATGTTTTTCACCTTTCATTAGCTAGCACCTCACACAAATGATAATTGATTGCTTTTTTGTTCTTTAACCCATGGCTCGTATTCTTCAAAACTACATGCGGTATGTATCCTACTATTAACCCAGCGTGTAAAATGATGATGTTTTTCTGTTGGATAAGTTAAGTTGTATGGCATTACATAAGGTCTAATGTTATGCTCGTTCAGCTTATGGAATCTATACATATCTTCCTCAAATGATGTATTATATCCAGTTAGCATAAAACACATATGCCGCCAGAGTTTAACGCTCTTTGAAAGAATCTTAATCCCCTCAAAAATGGATTTTTCAAAACTCATTAGATCCCACGAATAGTGTAAGCTTCTCAGATGTTTAACCTCGCTCAAAGCTTGTGCAATTTCCGGAGTCATAAGACGTATATCAATGCCCTGTGTTATATCAACGATTAATCCCCTATCTCGTATTTCATGGAGTTTGTCGATGCAGTCCGGATCAGCAGTAAGGTTGTTGTCTAGTAAGATTATTACTTTACTTTTTGGATTGATTAATTCGTTTATTTCACCAACTTTATGAAGCATCCCTTCCTTTGGTGGAACAAAACAAAAACCACATTGTCTAATGCATCCTCTTGAGGTAAAACCTATTCCTGCATTAATAATTTCCATAGCCTTTTTAAGCTTATTTTCTTTTTTACCTATACCGCCCTTTATTCGGTTATAAATATCAACCGCAGTGTATAAGTCATAGTCTGGTTTACAGTTTTCAATTTCCTCAGGTAATGTCTTTTTTATATCCCAACCTGTACCGCCAACTTCTGCATTTGGATACATTTTAAGCAGCTTTTCAACTTTTGGCTTGTCCCATGTAAAGAGCGTTGATATGTATACTTTATCTGGATTGTCACATTGATTTAAATAAACTTTATTCCCTTGTTGCTTATGCCAAGTAGATAACTTCATCAATGCTAAATTTGGAATTTTGCTGTTAAAATCAATCAATAATATTCTCACGTCCCACCTCAAAATATTCACATTCTTCGCACGTTGGCTTATCTACTGCTAACATACTCCTAAATTTTGTGTGCTTCGGACAACTTTTTTTAACCTCAACCAACATCATCATTGCTGCCACAACATGTATGCACTCACGACATTTGGTATATTTTCCCCTATAGTTTGACATATTTATATCACTCCTTCTTCATTTTTAAATTATTGCGTTCCGGTTTTATAAAGCAAATCAAATCGTAATGGCATATTTATAGTCAACAGTATATGTGTCTGTTCCTGTCTGTTTAGCACACCAAACATCTAAAAAGTCTTGCAGCTCCTTTTCTCCAGTAACGTTATCTCTTGCATCCTCATGCAGTTCTTCGCAAGCGTTTTCAATTATGTTTTCTGCATCTATTGACAACTCCGTTTTTGCGGTAGACCATACATGCTTTGGCACTTCAATATCGTTGCCCTCACAGTATTCTATAAGTTCATCAATATCTGAAAAATAACCCTCGTTGTATCCGTAGCTTTCGGAATACAGCATTTCCTTATGTTCAAGAGGAACGTCTTTGTATTCAGCTTTAATCGCTTTACTTAGAGCCTTTTCCTCGCTCTCAGCGTCCCTAATTGCTCTGCAATCCTTATTCATACACATGCCCCTGACGGGCTTATGGCAGATGTGACAAAGATGAATAACTCCGACATAGCAATCTCTACACTTCTCAATGAATCCTTTTTCCTTATCATAAAGCCAACCTATTCCGTCACAGGTATCGCATAGTTTCTCGTTTTCTTTTGGTATTTTAGGCATCAATTCAATTTTCTTACCGTTTATCTTTTCTAACATTTTCAAACCTCTCTTTCTACGCACTTGTTTTATAATGCGAATTAGAATCCTAATGACTTTTCGATGAACTCTCTCACTTTCGGGTGAATAATGATGTTATCTTTATTCTTCAGATACCAAGACTTTGAATCATCCTTGCCGTTGATAGCCTTGCCTGCTCCACGCCAGTCGGCAAGCATTTCTTTCTGATATTTTAAAGGCATTAATAACACCTTTGGGCTTTTATTGAGTCTGTCTTGAATTTCTTTGGCGTACATATAGGCATTGTCGTTGTTGAAGTTTGGCAAAACCTTATCTTCTTCGAATAATATGGAATCGTCAAACTCTGCCAAATGTCTGCTGTTGCGGGAAAGATACATTGGGTATCCATCTCCCATTGCCTGTATGGTGAACTCTTTATTGGAACTATCCATAGTAAGAAGCCAATATTGCCAATGGTGCTTATTGCGTTTTTGATGTTTCAGCCATGCAAGGTCAAAATCGTCTTTAATAGCCGCTTTGTTTTTCATCTTCCAGTGATAAGTTTTTTCATACACCGTAAGGGTTTCGGGGTAATTTCCGTAAAAATATCGTGCGTATGGAATAAACTCAGACGGTAAAAACTTGCTTAAATCATGCAATAAACCCCTTAGTGGAATTCCAAGTTTACAGCATTCTACGAATACAAACCATTTGTGTTTCAAAACATATTTCAGATACTTCCAATACATTTTTTATTCCTCTCTTCCTGCACCCCGCAGGTGCACATTAATAAAACATTGTGTTCTGTATACTGTAATCTTCCGGTTTATATTTCATAACCTCACTCCTTCGCATTCGTTTTATTTTGCGAGTCAGCAAAACTGCTTTATTAAGGTATCAAATAGTGGTTTGTGTTCATTCATAATCTCTTTCAACAATTTTTCATTGTAATGCCTTACGCCACTATAATCTACCTCAAAAGCTCTTTCCTCTTTCCGCTGAATAATAAAATAGTCCCCTGCCTTTTTTCTCAAAACTAATAATAAATTTTCTTCGCAATACTTTGTAGAATCTGTGTGATAGTAGCATTGCACCCTATTCCAGCCTGTGCTTTTACCGTCTATTGTATAGGTATGCTTATTATCATTTCTGCGTCTGTCTACCTTCCTTGCCTTAATGCTTTGCATATAACCTTCAAATATTATGGCAAGATCGGATGTTTGGCATTTTTGCCATACTTTTGTTAACTTTTTAACTAAAGCTTGATTCATAATGAAATTTCACTCCTTCGCCCTTGATTTATGTTGCGTAATCATCACAATACCCAGAGGGTTCCCGGTATTCTGGATTTGGGCAATCATCGTAACGTTTGCAGTTCGGACATAATTGCTTCGAATTTACATCCGGTCCTTCTCCCCATTCCTCAGCACACCGCTTTGAATTAGGAATCAGGTACATACAATTATCACCTGAAACAGAACAATCCCACCTACCATTGTCAGTATCAAATTTTGCACATTTGCATGCCATATACTCACTCCTCCTGACTAACCCATTCCAATTTTTTTAATTTTGTCATACATTTCTTGGCTATATTTCCGCTGCTGAAAATTAGTCGCCTGTGGTGGGGCTTGTTTTGGTGCACCCCTGTTCCGTTCCATTTCACGCATTCTATGCGCAACAAGTGTATCCCATTTCGTCCGTAGCTTTCCCGGAGATAGAATATTAGCTTTCCAAAACTGGTCTTTTTGTGACCAATCAATTAATTGCTTTATTTCGTCAGGACTTCTGCAATCTATCCTCATCATCAAATCAATGTCATATGCCCAGCGTTTTAGTTTTTCCGGTGATGCGACCGGAACTTTTGCTTTAGGCAAATTCCTAAGAATGCAGCTCCTCATGAGCAAAGCAAGCTTATATTGTTGTGACCCCACCTCGAAAATAGGAATTTTGTCTTTGTCTTTAGGCGGTTTTGGATTATCAGGCTCACCAAGCTCTTCAAGCTTTTCATCAATTTCAGAATTTTCTTTAAGATTTTCAAGCGGCTTGTCCGGACAAAGTTCGGACGAAGAATTATTAAGGGAATCAGGAATCAGGTTAAGGGAATCAGCAGGGCTTGTTTCATGCTTTTCTGGTGCTTGCACTATACTTGTACTGTGCTCGTATGGTGCAACTTTATTATTGCATGGTGCTTGTTCCTTTTTAGGTGGTGGTATCGTGCTCTTTGACTCTTTTATGTGCGGATTCTGATGTTTTTTAAAGTTTACTATTTGTATATAATTATTACCAGAAGCTTCATAGCGAAGAATAAAACCATGTTCCTGCAGCTCATTCAATAATTCATCTACATCACAATCATCATAGGGAAGTGTTTCAATTTTAATTCTTTTGGGTCTATCTTCTAACCGTCCCTCACGATCGGCGATACACCATAACCCTGCAAAAAGTAATCTCGCTAATGGTTCACATTCTGCCAAATCCTCATTCATAAAAAATCGTGGTTTTATATTTCTTGCCCGCGCCATTGCTAACCCTCCATCTATGCTTCTGCTTTTGCTTTTATCTCTTTAACTAAGTCACTTAGTTCCCAAACAGGCCACCACGCATCTATACCAAGCCCATCCTTAATGCACTTCCTTACTTTTTCTATTTCACATTCAAAATTATTTTTCGTCTGCTTATATTCGTCAAAGTTACGCAATGCATTTCCAACCTCATGACCTAACTTCTTATACATCTTTTGGCGGTTGTAGCTGACTGTTAGAAACTCGGCAATCGCTTCCCGATTACGCTTAGAGTGATTTATTCTTTGCCGCATAAATAATAAGGACAGCAAAGTAGTATAAGGTATTTCTCCATATCTATTATTTGCAGCCTTAACGGTAGTCCATCCTGTTTCTCCTCGTACAATCAACCCTGCTTCTTTCGGTATTTCCTCTTTTTTAACCATGCCGGAGGGTACAGCAAAGTAAAACCTATGACAGTGCTCCAGATACCCTTTCCATTTTTCCGATCTTATGTCTGACAGAAAATCGGCTCTTGATATCTTTATTTCATATATGGAAACACAAAATCTGGTATATGATGGTTTGATTTCCACCACATCTGCCCTCTGTGGTTTTTCCAGCCATACGCTCCCTAAAGGCACATCAAGATAGTTAGTTCCCTTTATATCCGCTAAATTTTCTGCAAGTTCATTGTGCTGCCAAGCTTTCATCTGTACTTCCTCCCCAATCCAAAGCCTATTACAAAAACACCAGTCAAAAACAATATCAATGCCAACACAATGGCAAGAGCTCTGCCATGCGTAAGATACACAGCGTACCATGGTGTGTTAAGCCATGTTTGTTTTATCATTTTCGTTTTCCTCCGGTTCAAGCGTTTCCATCATAGGGAGTTCTCCCTTGTGATCACAGTAGATGCAGTCCCATGCTCTATTTGTTGCAGTATATTGATTTCCGTTACATGATGGGCATTTGAATCTATTCATGTGATATGCTCCTTTCGTTGAAGCTTTCCCAGTAGCCCCCAGCTGGCAACAAACTACTGGGCAAAGCTGTTTTTTTCAATCAAACTATAAAATAAATAAAATCTATTATTATCGCCCTCACCTCATACCAACTGGGTTACCAAATCATCGGCTCAGGCACCTTGGGTTTAGTGTTTATGCAGTTTTAAACAAGATGCTTTCCATCAAGGACAAAGCTTTATCACGCCATGCGTAAAACGTTTGGAGCGAATATGCAAGATTATATGTAAGAGTGTACTGCTCCACTATCTCAGGCCAGCGATAGCCCTCAATATAAAATTGTTCAACAACAAACTTCTGCTCCCGATTTAAAACTTCAAGCATTGCATCAACCTGCTTTATCTCTATATTTAAAATGTTGATGCGACTTTTGATGTCCTTAATTTTTTCTTTGAGCTTATTCCTATCTTCTGACCAAAACATTTCACGCACATAATCAAGGGCGGCTCTTTCGGTACTGCTCCAGAATAAATTATTTTGATATTTTGGACTGTCATCAAGTTTATGTGCCTGTAGGCTCATGCCCTCGATGCAGTCAGTTTCATCTTCAATTGCGGTAAGTGCGCCCGAAGCCAAGATTTCATTAATGCCTTCCACTTCAATTTCGTACAGTTTTACCTTTACCTTGTTTATCTTGTACGCTCTGAGCAATCTTAAAATATTTTCATATGTAGAATTCAACCACTTCCACCCCTTGTCAAAATCATTCAAAAATGATTTAATGGAATTAGGAGATTTAGTTGAGTGGAGTGGAAGCTTGTTGCGGAAACTCTCTTTTTTTATTCAATTATTTTGTACTTTCCCTGATGGCAAATGCAATCAAATAGTGATAAACAGTTAATTCTTTTTGTCTCTCTGTCTTTAACAACGATCAGGTACTTAGTCTTTTGTACAACAGGTCCCAAAAAATCTATAGCCCTCATTTGGTTTGATTCGCTACGCTTTGAGCCAAGGAGGTAAGTGCACCGCAGTTCCATGCCGACATTTACTCTCTTAAATCGATTAATCTCATCAATGCAGGATTGCATCACTGGAAGCAAAGCCTCACACCCTTTCAAAAAAGTATTTTTCTGCGCTTGCCGATTCTTACAAGGATTTTAACACCCTGTAATTCATTTTTTCGCTTTAAAATCTTTAGTATCCAGCGCATACAGAAGCACCCTCTTTCGTATTTAAATGGCGTAATATAACTGGCAGCTCCAACGGTTGACACTTTTTTACCGCAGTATTTAGTGCGTTTCTGATAGATTGTGCATATTCCGGAACGTCACCAGCCCACTTACCAATACAGTCATTTGTGTAAGATTGTATTGATGCATATGGATATGGGTATCTTTCAACAATTTTGTCTTGAAAAAGTTGAGCGTATTGCCTTGGATATGATAGGCACGCTAATATCCTTACTTGAATTGTCTCTGCAGGACTACGTCTAAATCCGGCTACTTCCGCAATGTAAGAACCGCGGTACAGATCAACAGCATAGACAATATCACCAATATTCATTGACTGCTCTCCTTTGATATGATAATATTTTCTTGAAAGATTTTTTGTATGCTGGTTCAAAAGACCGGCTTTTTTTATACTTTTTTCTAACTGCATTCCGCAAAAGAGAGCAAATATAAAACCGATTGTAAATGTTAATGTGAGCTCATTTATAATGTTCATTTGTATACCTCCTTGTAATAATTTCATTCCTCTTGCGATATAGCTTTGATAGTTTGATTGTGTCTCTGTGATTCCGACATTTCCCCTGGAGTATAAATATCTTTTCATCCAGCTTGTCCACCATATCCTGTTTTGATTTTGATAAACAACCCAATTTAATCATTTGCAAATCCTCCGTAAAAGTTAAGACGTAAACATAAGTGATAATGCTGCCCCGGCGATGTCATTTACTTCTTTTTTTACATACTGCCACTTTTTTGTTTCATGATGATCTACTTTGTTATCACAAGCAATCTCAAGCATGTCTGAATTAACTGTCTTTAAATCATCAATTTCTTTATGTAGCCGTAAAACCGATTGAGCCAAGCCTGTTGTGTTTATTTCTGGCAAATACTTTCTACCTACTTCTGTGCTGTTTTTTAGATGCAAATACGCTAAAGCTAAAGAATTGTAATTAACTATCATGTTGCATACTATGTCATCATGAGGTATTGTCTTGCCTGACTCATAGTCGGCAAGTGATCTCACACTGATGCTAAGCAGTTCTGCTGCTTGTTCTTGAGTTAATCCTGCTGATTTCCTAGCTAATGAATAGATATTCCTGCAAATACTCTTCATGGATATTTCACCCCCTTGCATGTATGATTTATATATAAAATAATTCGACCTGCATTTCAACTCCGGGCTGTTCCGGGCAGCTCTCGCTCATTTCTTTCTGTGTGGTAGCTTTCAAGAATACATTCAATGTAATGATTTTTGTTTTTACTAAAACAGGTAAAAAACTTTGATATGGCTAGTATGGATTCTTCATACAAAGTACCATGTTTACAACGAAAGGATGCTGAATGATCTTCCCTATAGATTTCATTGTATGAAAATAAATACATCCCAATTGGTGGAGTTTTTTGATAATTGAGACTGTCAACAAAGTAGATGTTACCTTGATATGAGGAGAGTCCATGAGAACATGAATTATAGGACTTAAATTCATTGTATATAACATGCTTCTCCCATGAATCAACCAGCTCCATATACTCTGCAACTCTGACAAACCGAAGACACTTTTCTTTAAACTCTTTTATAGACATTCTTTTGCATTTTTCGGTTGCTGTTTCTGTAATAATAGTCATGCTATCATCCCTTTCGTTTTAGCTTGTACACAACTCAATTAAAAAAATTATTAGGCCTCGGCAAGAATCCGATATGCTGTTTCTGTTTTTTCAGTTACAGGTATAACCAAATCATCAAGTGATTTGATTTCCTTACCATTGCTTAAAAAGTACCTAAACACGGGTATTGTTTTTTCTGTTTCTTTTTTTGCAGTTGATTTTTTCACAATATCAACCCCCAATCAATACACTATATGCGAGGAAATTAAAAAGTTTTCTGCAGCTGACGTAATAAGCTGCGTTGGCTGCAGATGAGTATATATAAAAAGAGTGCCTAACAAAATTAACTTGCTTCTTGGTTTGGTTCAAAAAAGCGAGTCCATTTGAACCCTAATAACTCAGCAAACTTTTTTGCTTTCTCAGGTGAAGGTCTTGCACTTCCGTTTTCTATCTTGCTGATCAAACTTCTGTCAACGCCTATTACCGTAGCCAGCTGTTCTTGTGTATATCCCTTTGATTCCCGTATTTTTTTAAACCAATTCACTTGTTTAACACCTCCAAGTCAAGGTGAAGTTACTTCACGTTTTAATTATAAGTGAAGCTTCTTCACTTTGTCAAGTGTTTTGTTCAAATATTTCACATTTACTTGTGAATTAATTTCACATATACTATATTAGAGGTGGTATAATGATACCCGAAAGGTTAAGAAACCTTAGAAATGAAAAGAAAATGACACAGCAAGATGTTGCCGATGTTATTGAAATTGATAGGACTACATATACAAAATACGAATCAGGAAAAAGTAAGCCTGATTCAGTCATGCTTGACAAGCTTGCTATATATTTTGATGTTTCTGTAGATTACTTGCTTGGTCGCACCAATGTTCGCAATTCTAACAACAGCGCAGATGAATTTCCTCCTGAAGCACAGGTTTTGATGCGTAGTGTAGCAAAACTAACAAACAAGCAATGGGAGATTATAAAGAAACTGGTTCAAGAATTCGTTGATGAAGACTAAATAATAAAATGCTTCGGAAAATGTGGAGATACCTATGTCTTACTGTATGAAATGTTTCAATGAAAAAGAAAAGAAAAACTATGATATTTTGAAGTTGGCATTTACAGATGAACCTGAAATTTGTGAAAAATGCGGGCAACTAAGAAAAACAGTAATCTGTGTTAAAAATATAAGGATACCTTCCAGTTCGGTGGTATTATGGATTATATCAGCTTTTTTCCTCTACACTTCTTTTACACTATTATTTGATGATAGAAATTGGGGAGGGTTTGGTGTAGGTTCAGTTATAGCACTTATTCTAACCGGATTAGGAGCACTATTATTTCAAAAGAAAAATTTTAAAAACAATACTTATGACGCTTCGACATCTCAAACAGTAAATCAAATTCAAAATTTATTAGATAAACAAATAAGCTTCAATTTTCAAGACGAAGAAAGACAAAAAAAAATAGAAGAGCAAAAAATAAATAACCCTGATGAATATCAACGAAAAGTTCAATTATGTGAAATCATTCTCAAAGAGTATCATGATTTGTATAAAACAATATCAAAGATTGAAGACTTAGAGGAAAAGATAACAATTCTTAAGGAATGCTATAGGAAATTAGAGGTAATTCAAACTACACATTATTATAATGGTTGTTTTAGAACCATAGATGAAGAAATCAAGCAAATTAGCAAAAAAGCTATTTCTGTTCTTAATGCTTACATAAAATCAGAAAAAGAAGATGGAATTGACGATTTCACGATTGATATATTACAGTTCGCAGAAGATTTAGATTTCATTTCAGATTGGATATATGAAAAAGATGAAAAATTAAATAAGATTTAGACAATTGCAGTACTTTTACTTTAAGCGCATATAGCCTACATCTTTTTTGTTAAATAATGTTATGTTAAATAAATATAATAATGAAAAAACTGTTTTATAAATCAAGAACAATTGTTCTTGATTTGCCCGGCATGTTGTATTATAATGTAAATATAATTTACTTCAGGAGGGCAGCGTTTTGTTTTATGAGCACTTTGAAAGCAATCGTGATTATCAGATAAGGAAACAAGTCACAAATTTATTTAAAAAGCTCAATATAAAACCAAACAAAGAAATAAATTTATCAAATATTATGTGTAAAATGGATGAAAGTATTACATGGCAGATTGTTGACTTATATGGATTACCAGGATTTACTTGCCGTAATAAGAAAAAAAATAAATATAGAATGTATTTAGATGAAAAAACGAATGAAAAATATTTTACAAGAATTAGATTTACAATAGCTCATGAATTAGGTCACATTGCTCTGAAACACTTTGAAATATATAACAATAGTACATACATCATAGATATAAATCATGAATACGAAGCAAATATCTTTGCTGATGAGCTCCTTATGCCTACTGCCCCGATATTAAATAAAAAAATGACTGTTGATGAAATTTGCAGCACTTATTTAGTTTCCAAAAGCGCTGCACATAATAAAATATATTATATAAACAGAAACACGCTGTATAGAGAAGAAAAACAGATGTGGGAACCTTTATTTTCATTAATAAATAAAGACGGGTATCCTGTAAATTATGAACCCGATTAAGATATTTTTAAAGGAGAGAGATATTTGAAAAGAGCTGGATGTTATGTTAGGGTCAGCACGGATAATCAAATAGAAAACTACAGTATTGATGAGCAGATAGAACGGTTAAAAGCATATTGTAAGGCTAAAGATCTAACTGTGCATAAGTTTTATACTGATGCAGGATACTCTGGAGGAAATTTAAACAGACCTGCTTTGCAGCAACTTTTAAGTGATATAAAAAGCAAATCTATTGATATGGTAATTGTTTATAAGCTTGATCGGCTAAGTAGATCACAAAAGGATACGCTTAGTCTGATTGAAGACATTTTCCTTGCAAATAATATTGATTTTATATCCATTAGTGAAAATTTTGACACCAGTACTCCTTTTGGCAGGGCAATGGTAGGAATACTTTCTGTATTTGCACAGCTTGAAAAAGATCAGATAACGGAACGGTTCACAATGGGCAGAATAGGAAGAGCAAAAAACGGATATTATCATGGTGGTCCTACTCCCCCGACTGGTTATGATTATATTGATGGCAAGTTGTGTTTAAATGAATACGAAGCATTCCAGGTGAAAGAAGTCTATCGGCTTTTTTTAGAGGGCCAAAGCATATTTGCAATTCAAAAACATATGAGCAGCATATATACAAACAAATATGGCAATTGGAGTAGTCATAATTTGATTCTTACTGTATTACGAAATAGTACATATACAGGTAAAGTCAAATTTAAAGGACGTGAATATAATGGGATACATGAGCCAATCATTGATGTTGAAACATTTCAAGCAGTTCAAAAACTATTTAAGAGTTCAAAGAGAGAAGATTCAAAAACAGTATATCAAAAGAACCCTTTTAAAGCGAAAAACCTTTTAACAAGTATTGTCTACTGCAAAAATTGTGGTGCCCGATTTTGTGGTAACCATGGTTATTATGTTTGTTATTCGCGTGGCAAAACAGATAAAAGGAGAATAATAGATCCAAAATGTAAAAATAAAAAATGGGAAATCAACGAGTTAGATACATACGTCCGTAATGAGATATTAAAATTGGCGTATGATAAATCATATTTTAATAGTGCAGTAAAAGGAGTTAATATATCAGGGTCTAAAGATAATAATAAAATATTACTCAACAGAGCATCGGAAATAGATAAACAAATTTCAAGATTGATGGATTTATACCAGGTAGGAGATATTCCGCTTAAAAAAATAACCGAAAGGATTGCAAAGCTAAAAAGTGAAAAGGATGGTCTAATGGAAGAAATTGCAGATAAAGATGATAGCAAAATCACAGTTTCAAAAGCTAAGGATTTACTTACTAAAGCAAAAGACATTTTTGAGAATGGAGACCTTCCGAAGCAAAGATTATATGTAAATTCTTTAATAGATTATATTGAAATTGATAATAATGAGATAAGCCTGCATTTTAGCTTTTGTTAGCTGTTTTGCAGATTCTGTTTGACCATGCACATAGTCAGTCAGAATCTGTGTTTTAAAACATACATGTCGTAAGGTCGGATGCAAGACATCCTCCCTTACTTCCTCTGTTTTCCCCAACAATTGCATGTCTGCTATTTGACTAGATAGCCCCGATAAATAGCCATTACCGATATCCAAACATAGGACGTTAACTACCTATAAAATCAACCATGCCAGAACCCGCATTATATCGCACCATGTTTTTATATGAGTAAACGTTTTATGATTAAATAGAAAGGAAGCTCAATTAGCTTCCTTTAAAATATTCCTCAATTGCTATCCGGATTACTTCTCCCTTAGAAAATCCTTTTTCCTTTGATTGGACTTCTAATTTTCTAATTAGTGTATCCGGTAAGTATATCTGTGTCCGTTTCATAATGTCCCCTCCTTAGGTCTTTTGGCTTCGTATTCTTCCCAGCTTTTACTGAATTCATGATTAGCAAATGCTTCTTTTAGTCCGGTTATCTGTTTTAGCCTGATAACTTCATCAAGCTCCATGCCAAGCTTTTTACATATTTCAGCTTCATCCCATCCTGTTTTTGTAAGTTCAAGAACAAGGTCACTCATGTTACGAATTTGATGAGTGCCTCTTGCCCTGTTGTGCCTGATAGTACTGCCCATGCGCTCATCCAAAGGCTTATCTATCGTTACAATTGGAGCAACGTCACATTTTAGCATTTTAAGTATAGTGTATCTGTGGAACCCGTCTACAACATAATAAATATCTTGTTCTTGGTCATAATATGTCACAATCGGCATTGTAACTCCATCTAATATTATAGACAATTCAAGCAACTTCATTTCAGGAGTTGCGACAACATTAGGATTATAATCGTTTGCAACAACTTTTTCTATTGGTACAAGCTTTACGCCAAGACAAGGGAAATCAATTTTCATTGTCAATCCTCCTTAAATATGAATATCTGCCATTCGTGCGGTAAACAGAGAACCCTTTTTCCATCCAGTATTCCTTTAGGTGAGGTTCCTTTGTAATGACTTCTATAGGCTTTCCGATTCTCTGTGCATGTGTAAGCCTTTTCTCGTTTATAGTGTTCCACACGCCTTGTCGTCTGTGATCTTCCTCAACATATGAATGACTAAGTACCGTTTTTCTTTTGAGTTTTGTGACTGAACCGAAGCCAATAACTTCACCCTCAAAAAATGCTACGAACCAGATATGATTTTCACTGTTTTCAAGATAAGGCATTTCCTTTTTGTATTTCTTTTCAGCAAAGTACTTGCCCATGATGCTGTAAAATTCTGCTTTATCATAATTCCCTTCATACTTTTTTATCTGCAAACAGCTCACCCCTTTCCCATCGTTCCATATCCTTATCTACCTTACCATCACCGATAATTTTTCGGTATTTCTCCTTTAATTTGTTCAACCTCTCAACGTCTCCCTTTGTTGCAGAGAATGACAAACGCTTCATCCAAAAATCATTTTTTTCTATCGCCCTGGCAATTCTCCGCCATGAAGGAATTTCCGTGTTAGATTCTTGTTTGCTAGTCCCGAAATCAATAATCTTATCTACAGTCACCCCTCTATTCTTGTCCCACCATCCCAAAAAAGTTTTAATCTTTCTGTAATAGTGGTCTTCCAGCTCCGGTGCATATAGACGGATACTCTCTAAAAGATAAATTGCGTATTGCTCCCAAGACATATGCTCTGGCTTCTCTGTCCTCAGGTTTCCCAATAAGCTTGTACGTGCATATATGTTCCCAAAATTTACGCCATTAACCCGGCTCAAAACCTTTTCCCATGTTTCGGGTTCCAAAGCTTTAAATTGGTCAAGCCCGTTCCTCTGGTCATCACCATACGGCTGGCAAAGGCGTTGTTCATGAATGCTTAGCCCATTTTTATACATGAGCTCATAAATTTCGTTAAACTTCAAATTCAACTTTGTGACAGCTCCCCATATGTCCTCCGTGCGCCAATCGTAAAGCGGAAAAAAGTTGTAACAATCCGTAGGAGATTGACGAACCTTTACCCTTGTAGTCCATCCGTAATCTTTCCAGCGTTCTTTATCTTCGTTAATAATCGTCCTGAAACGATTCAGGCTTTCATCGGAACGGATGCCTATCCCTGCAGCTGACAAACCATATTTTTGGCTATACCATTCTGCAAAAAGTACAATAAATTCCTCGAACTCCATCTGATACTTAAACCACTCCCAAGGACAGTTGTCTATGTTGATAGCTACCTTTGGCATGTTACGTACCCATTTGTCTCTATCCTTTTCATCCCAGCATGTCCATTTTGGTTGAAGTATTGAAACAGCGTTTCTGAGAGACACCGGAAGGCACACCCAGTATATTGTACGAATAACATCGTTGCATTCATTGAATAACAGTTCATTGACGTGGTCTATTGTGGCCTTATATTGTGCCTCCAAGTCAATAAATAAAATATCAATCTTCTTGTCGTGTTCTCTTGCTTTCCTAGCTGCTAACTGTAACATGACCGAGCTATCTTTACCCCCAGAAACTGAAAAATAAATATTATCAAAATTATTAAATATAATATCATATCTTTCTAATGCAGCATCCAAAACATTTTTATTATTGTAGATTTTGGGCATCCTCTTTCAACTCCTCCAACGCTTCGGTTCTTTCCATGCGTGTATCTCGCACTTTCAAGCGCCCTTTGTAATCTTCTCCGTAAATAAATAGTTTAACAAAAGACTCTTTGTCCTTTTGCTGTTCTATCTCTTTCTTAAAACTATCTACTAAATTTTCTTTCCTCCATAGGCAGCTTAAAATCCTTTCGTCCAGGGTATTAGATGCGCAAATGTCTATAATATGAACGTTATGGCTCTGGCCTATGCGGTGTACCCTGTCTTCGCTTTGGGCTCTTGTCGCATAGTCCCAGTCATTATTATAGTATATCACATAGCTACAAAATTGGAGGTTCAAGCCGTACCCAGCACAGGTCTTATTGGCAACGAAAATCCTTGAGTTATTTTCAAACGCCTGTATGCTTTCCTGCCTCTTTTTCTGATTAAGCTCCCCGTAAAAGGAAACAGCGGTTCCTTTACCATATTTCTTGTTTGCAATGGATACAATGTCTTGTATTTCTTTTGTATATTTGCAAAATACAATAACCTTTTCGTCTGTTTTATCCAAAAGCTCAAAAAGCAATTGCATCCTCGGGTTATCCATAGGATTTTCAAAAAACGGTTTCCGCTGCATCCGTTTTTCGTTAAGGTTTACTCTGAATCCGGATATAACATTTTGCAGTCCGGCGAACAATCTATATATAGTGCAAGGTTCCATATCATCTATTTTAAACATCAGTTCATCAGCTACTACACAATAATGGTCACTCTGCTCTTCTGTAAGATAATAGTATTCTGTGCTATATGTCTTTGATGGCAGTGAAAGACATTCTGATTTTTTGACCTGATATGTATATGGCACTATTTTGCGTACTAGGTAATCTACATTCAATGCTTTCACGATGCGACCCCTGATTCTATTGTCATATTCAAGGTGATTTGCAGCAAAACTCCAGAAAGACCTGTATCCAAGGATACGCCAATCCAGAATATACCACTGAGCGAACAGATCCTTTTCACATTTACTGATAGGTGTACCGTTCAAAATCAGCTTGTATTTGCAATATTCACTGAGCCTGATAATGTTCTTTGTCCTAAGCGCATGGTGATTTTTAACAAGATTGCTCTCATCTACTACCAAGAATACTCGTTTTGACTGTACAAGTTTCAAAAGCCTGACATTTTCCCTGATGCTGCTCGAAAGCGTCTCTATGCCGCAGACGGTTATTCCCTGTGTGCTGCCTGCATGTTTTATAATATCACGCCGGAGGTTTTCCTTTACAGAGCATGGGCATAGCCAAAGCACATGATCCACCTTTTCATCTTCCAGTCTTATGTTTATGAGTTCAAGTGCTGTTCTGGTTTTACCTGTTCCCATCTCCATGTAGAGAGCTCCGACTTTGATGTGCCGAAGCTTCTCCACGGCTTGTATTTGATGTGGTAAGAGTTTAGTCTTTAAGGTCATCAAGAATATCACTTCCCGAATTAAGTATTTCTTTTAGCCCATCCTTTTCTTCCGTTACTTTTGAAGTAACCGGCCGCACAGTGGTTATGTTCGCTAATCTTTCCTTTTCATTTTCGATTGCTTTTTTTGCATTTTTAGCAAACATAAAACCATATAAGCTCGCAAATTCCTCAACTTCTTTATAATGAGCGATATTAATTATAACTCCGCTATCCCACTTACTTCCGGGGAGTTTTCTTGCAACCTGATACAATCTGTCGTTTTTTTCCCACCACTTAATTTTTAGTTTTTCTTCATCTTTTACTTTCAATACCCAACGATTACATTCGGGTTCATATTCTCCTTGTATAGCTGCATCCCTTATTGCTTCATCCATAATTATTATTGGTATTCCAGCATTCAAAAGCTTGTTACCCAACTCTGCGGCTCTATCTGCAGCCAATCCGGTTAACTCATTAATTTTTCTTTCCCAAGCTGAGCCGCTCCATTTATAATTCAAAGCCTTAACAACCGCAATAAAAGTATCATTTTTCTCAAATATGGAAACTATCTTGTCATCTGATATTTTTATTTCAGCGACTACTGGTGTAATTGCATTTTCAGGCACTATTGTTGCCTCAACAGTTGCATCCCGGACGATTTCTTCTGGAACAGGCTTAATAGATTTCGAAGCTTCCATTTCCTCCACTAAGGAGCGTCTAGTTGGATTCTCGTCACGATTATCAATATACCACTTTGATTCAGTTTTATTTGAAAGAACATAATGAAGTGCTTCAAACATTGTAGCAATAACCTTTTCTCGGTCTTCTATTACCTGATTGCACTTTTTTTCGATTTCTTCAGGGGAAGCATGAACTAATTCGCCAGACCGCCGCACCTTTTCAATGATTTCTTCTTCTGGTACCGTACTGATTTTTTCTATTTTCTGCTCATAAGCCTCAATAAAATTCTGACGTAGGACGTTCGCCCATGCAACCTGCTTTTCGCTGCCTTGGAGTTCGGGAAGATTTATTTCTTTCGCTTTTGCTGCAGCTTCCATGCTGGCTTTTGCTCTTTCCTGTTGCTTTTGTTCCTGATAGCAATCATAACACAGTCCGTATTCCGTACCTGCTTTTTCTCTCCAATATTCCTTTGTCTGCTTACTGTCTCGGGCAGTATAGGTCACCCGAGAATATTCTTTTTGACACTTTTCGCAAATAAACTCCATCATCATAATACCTCGTACCTCCCTCATTTTCTATTATTATTATACTATATACGTATATAGTGTGTCAATAGTTTTTTTAAATATTGACGTAGATAGCTAGTATATAGTATACTAGTGTTACAGGAGGTAATGGACATGGGAGTTAAAGACTTAAAAAATAGAAAAGTAATAAATATTGCTATCGACATCGAAATACTCGAACGACTTGATAAATATTCTAAAGAAACAGGCATTCCAAAAACCAGAATTTGTGATCGGGCTTTGACCGAGTTTTTTGAACGATATAAAGGAAAGGATAAATAATATGTTTGTAGATCCTTTTGAATTAATTAAGACTGTTGAGCCAGGAATGATGCTTTTCGGCGTCGGAGGAAACTCTCCGGACGACACGAAATTCGTTTTTTTGATAAGAGAAGAGGAAAAGTATCTGAAAAAAATCGGACGGTATCCTATGGTGCAAGTTAGGTTTGGTATATTTGAAGGAATAACAAATGCTATTGGTGCCTTAGTAATGGTTCGGTTTGAAAATAATCCGGATATGACATATGATTCTTGGCTTAATTATTATGCACCTGAAAAACATGTTAATAAGTTAGCTGCTCAAGAACAATTGATATTTAAACTTTATTCTTCTACCGATTGTGTTCGCACACTTGCTATAAGTAATTCATTGGCACCAGTATTGAATACATATATTAAAAAATCAAAAAAAATGGAATGGTCAATGAATGAGTTTGATAAAGTAAAAGCATACATATACAAAAAATATGATCCTATAGAACTGTGGAATTCTTTGTATCATTAATAAAAAAAAGCCCCGGCCGGAGCCGAGGCAGTAAAAAGGAGGTGCATCATGTTTTATCTTTTGTGCAAAATGTCTTGTATCTCGTTAAGCATGTTATGTAAACGTTTATTTTCGCTTTTAAGCGATTCTATTTCTGCTGTGAGTAATTTTGCCTTTTCGCTGTCAGAATCAATTTCTATGGCAGATACCTTTTGATACAAGGATAATATAGCCTGTCCGTATGTAGTACCCGGATAAGCCCATTTGCCATTTAAGTCTGTCCATCTTGGAGCTACTCCAAGATATCCTGCAGCCACAAGCGCATCATATCTGGGATCCACAAGAGAGGATGCAAAGAGAGGATGCTTGAGTGCATAAGCTTTCAGGTGCTGTATCTGCGCCCTTATGCCTTCTTGCCAACTGGGGAACCGGTTGCCCACACCTGCCGGACCCGTCACGCCCAGCCCTGCCGGATTGTTCCATTCAATCATGGCTGTGCCTGTAAAGCGGAAATAATCAGTCTCATGAATAGCCTGACAAAAAGCTATATCACCACGAACGCCCTCAATGTTACCCTCGCCAAGAAATAGCTGCTCGACGTCCGGAGCGTTGGGGGTTATTCCCCTGAGGAATTTTCGCATCTGCTCAACTTTCAATTCAGGCTCACCCATGATATATACGGCGTTATTAGCTGCATTTGTCATGCTGCCAAGCGGGAAATTCATCCCCGGGCATGTCGTGTTTTCCCATGTTTTATGTCCGGCGATATGCTTAATATTAAGCTGTGTTTTCAGGTAAGCTAAAAGGTATACTCCAGCATTAAACTGTTTTTCGCCCATTGTTTCCTTGTCAAAATCACCTTGGAAAACAATGCTTAATACACTTTTATTAAGGCTTCCAGTCAAACCGCCGCCCTCGTATTCAAAGCCTCTTGTTTCCCAAATATCGCCGTTTTTGTCAACCTCGTAAGCATAGGCATGACCTTTCCATCCTCTGCCGCCATCAGCTACAGGTCGTCCGTGGAAGTCGTGTATTTCCGCAACTCCCCATGTTGGATGTGCGGCGTGATGAACGGCTATGCTGTCAACTTTTAATAGGTCAAGTTTTGATAACGGTCTTTGCCATTTCAGATTAGTTTTTTTTATCATTCGCCCCCACCACTTTTCGGCATTTTGACAAGCTTGCCTGCGCTGTCACGCATGAGCCCAAAGATTTTTTGCAGAAAGTCCGGAGCTGGCACACCGATGAGTAGGAGGTTCTGAATTATACTAAATCCCTCCGTACCAATTAAATAAACACAGGCAGCAATACCAATTACACCAGACAAACCCCATTCAATTCCTACATTTTCAGTTAAATATAATACAATGTAATCTGCTGCAAATCCCATAATTAAAACGGGACCATACATCACTTTTTTGATGATTCCCTTCCATGCTTTCTCCCAGCTAAAACCGCCATTGAGAAAACCTTGAACAACGCCGGTTATGTAGTCCAGGATGAGCACAAAGAGAAGTATCACCATTACCTCTGTGATGCAGTTCCAAAAATACATTAAAACTGCAGTGATCAACCCCAGGAATGTTTTTGTTCCAGCATTTTGAGTAAGTTCCATATCTAAGAAACCTCACTTTCATAATTAATTTTTCTGTATTTTAAAAGGACAGGCTATTAACCTGTCCTCATTGTTTTCTGGTTTATATCACGTGCTTGAGATGACTCATCTTTATTGTTTGGGTGTCCATCTCGGCGTAAATCTGCGTAGTCGTCGGCGAATCATGTCCGAGATAATGTTGCACCTCGGCCAATGAAGCACCGTTTTGCAGCATCGTGGATGCAGTGGTGTGGCGCAGTAAATGAGGATATACCGATTTAGTTATTCCAGCTCTTTTACCTAAGCTTGAAAACACTCTTTCAATCGCTCTGCGTCCTAATCGGTCATGCGGTTTTCTTTCGCAGACAAATAACGCTGAATTATTGTCGCTCCTAAAAGCAAGATATTTTTTCAAGTGCAGTATGGCTCGTGCATTCAGATAGACTGGACGCTCCTTGTCGCCTTTCCCGATGACCATTGCCTTTCCACTGTTCCAATCCACATCCGCAATGTTTAACTTTTGTACTTCATCCAACCTGCAGCCGGTGGAGTAAAAAAATTCAACCAACGCCTTTTCCCGCAGCGATCGGCAAGCATCCCGGAGCATTTCTAATTCTTCACGGGTTAAAGCTTTCCGGACCCGCTTTTCAACCTTGATGTTTTTTATTTTTCTCATAGGTGACTTGGTTATATACTCTTCATTTTCCAACCATCCAAAAAAGCTTTTTAAGCAACTAATGATTGTCTCCAGTGTGCTATTCTTTACGCCTCTCTTAGAGTACAAAGCCAGGTATCGCCTGATATCCATGCTATCAATCTGTTCGACATCTTTATGGACTACACCGCAAAATTTTTGTAGTATCCGGCTATAATTTTCGATTGTCCGGGGCGAACAACCGTCTAGTTTTTTTGCTGCTAAAAAAAGCATTGCTCGGCCGGGGAGATCATTGAGTACAGCAAGAGCAGTACAAGCAGCTGAAACTGTGCAATTATACAGCTCCTCTTCAAGAATGTTTCGGAGCTCCTGAATGTGCTCTCGGCATAGAAATGCCGATGCTTTATCAAGCACCTTGATAATAAATTCGTCTTTCATCGAAAACGCCTCCTTGAATATTCAGGAGGCGTAATGTATAATAGTAACAGCAGCACAGTTACCCTCCTGAACAGGGGTCTGTGTGAGGGAGTTTTCCGGTTGCGGCCGGGAGCTCCCTTTGTTATATGCAATAATATTTATAACAAAAGACCTTACATATATTATAACAAACAATTGTTCTGAATACAAGCAGAAAAACCCATTTATTTTACGCCCTTTAATCCTAATGCGTCATAAATCCTCAATTGTACCAGTCCCAATAAGGTTGTTCTGTCCGACTAACAATTGATTATTTTTTTGATATATCGTTGCTGCGTAATTTGCATCACCATCCGATACCAAGTCATAAACACTACCATATGACAGACAGTCAATAACCCACATTTTAGCAGTAGTAGCAGCACCTTTGATAAGTACGAAATTGCCTGCCCTTGTTGCATCCGTAATAATTGAATCGTGTGCTTTACAGTTAAGATTTACCGACATAGCATAAGCATCAGTTACATTACCGACCTGACTCTCAAAATAATCACCATTTAGACGGATAATATTACCACCGTCATGGATTGTTGAACCATTATTTGATTCCCCGCCAGTAGTCTCTCCGTTATATCTTGCTATACAGTTTATCTCAATTACATTAGGTTTTTTAGCTGTTGTATTACAGTGGTAATTGAACCCATCGGTTGAACCGTGTGCGGCAATACAACCCACCATATAATAGTTTCCACCAAGTCCGGATAGAATATTTGATGTAGTTGAGTGTAAAAACTTGCAATTGTAAGCGTATAAATAATTATCATCTTCTTGCGTTGTTTGCGTAGTTAATGTAATGCAGGACGCACCACCTATTATTGTAATGTTTTCCATGTAAAGATTGATTTGTGTTGCACCAACACTATCAGTTACAAGAACACCTTTGTCACTTAGCACCAAAATGTTCTCAGCGGTTGGTGTTTCAAGTAAATGTATATACAGATTTGAACCAATAGCGTAGGTAAATGGTATTAAAGCAACTTCGGTTGATAAAGCTGTTTTCTTTGTAAGCCCTAACTCATCTCCATAATCATCAAGTTTATCTAAACTTATGACCTTTTTTGCACCACTAGGAGCTGGTGCAACTTGGTATACATTCGGATACGTAACGTTAACTGCCCATTCAACACTTATACCGTTGATAATTCTTACTTTGCCCCTACCAATAAGATTAATAGACTTGTTTATTATTAGCTGCGTTGTGTAATTCACATTTAAAAAATAGTCACCCTCTAATAATATTACTGTTTCAACATCAGCTTTAGCAATAGCAGTATCAATCCCCAACAGTGGCGTAATAACCGTCAACCCATCGTTAGAATCGTCCCCATCGGGTGCCACATAATAAGTGACACCGCTGCCGCTTTTGTTTTTTTTCGATCTTATATCAAAGTTCGTGTTGTACCCGCCGCCATACTTGAACAAATCAATTTTAAACTCGTCTGGAATGGAAAACTCCTCTGGGTACACAAACTTACTATAAGCAGTATTTATGTCTATAATGTCTTGCGTATTTTCTGCCAAGGTTGAATCAACACCATCCAGCCTTGCGCCCAAAGTTTCACTGCCACCGCGGGCATCAATGAGTTCCTGGGCAGATCCTTCCCCTGATATCGGCGTTGTGATGATAGTGTCAACTCTGCCATCCAGTACGCTAATATCCGCATTCAGTGCGCTAATATCCACATCAAGAGCATCAAACCCAGTGTTAATATCTGTGTATGAATCTCTGATTTTATCTCCACCTTGGAGATTACAATATTTATTTGCCATGCTTACCTCCCCGTTAGCACTCACGGCGAGAGTAAATAGTAACAATATGGTCAATACTTTCTTCCACATATTTACTACCTCCTTGAATGCCATTATATAGTATTGTTAATTAATAATCAAGTTAACATAATTATGTTATTGATGTTATAATCCCATCTTCTACCGTAACTGTTTTTCCATCTGCTGTTGCAAAAACTCCGCTCGCATTTGAACCTGTAGTAAAGTCTTGATCATTTACCCATGCCTGTGTTGCTATCTCAGAACTAACACCACCACCGACACTATACGTTGCTTTGCCGGTTGTTGCTGTAAACTGTATATTTGGCGAATTTACACTAAAGTATCTATTAGTTGTTATAGTCACATCATCATCAGATTCAAGATATACATCCTTACCATCCAGAAAAAGTGTCTTCAATGCCTGCATTACAATGCCTGTCCCGTTGTAGCTTATAGTCCCTGCAGAACTATTGATTTCATCTAAAAATTGAATTATTCCGTTAAGAGAATTTTCATAAATCCTGACCTTATATTTTTGTCCAGCTTTTAATTCTCCATTAAAAGTTCCTGATGCTGCATCCAATTCCCCTTGAAATACAGCATCACCTGCAAGAAATAACTTTGCAGTCCCTGTATCCGGATCCACTGCAACAAAAAAGACTGGCGTATAGTTACCAGTTCCATCCCCAATTTCAAGCACGTTTCCCTCGGTAGCATTCATTCTGTTCCTTGCCAGCTTGTCACTGCGTGTAGCAACAAAACCATCATCCGGACCAATGCGGCAGCCGTTATATACTTTTTCTTTTGCAATTGTGGATGTTTTGATTCTGTATATATCATCCTCAAGACCAGATACAAAGTTAGCCAACTCAATATCTGCATCTATGGGGTTGTATGGGTTGTATCCTATCCTCACAATTCTCAATTGCTCTTTGATGCCTAAGTCTTTTTGAATCAGCAACACTTCATCCCCCAGAGACAAAGGAATATCAGGCAGCATAATCGGCGAACAGGTATAAGATATAAGCAGGTTTCCCTCTGCATTCCTCTCCCTCTTGTTGAATATCTTACTGACAATCTTTATGTTTTTCCCCTTTGCAAGCATCTTAGGTTCTGTACTGCCCCTGTGCTCCAGAATAGATATTTCAAACTTGTCGAAACTAACTTCGCCACCTACTAGAGCCGCAAATTCCATCAGCATCATGCGGCGGGATTTTTTTTCTTGGATAGAATATGTCGCATTCTCAGCAAATTCAATCGTTCCAACAGTGAAGCCAGTCCCGGAAATAATTGCTGACAATACGGTTGCTGGCGAACCGGTGGATGCAAAGTACTCCATGTCATATTCAGGATCATTTAGCCGGTATGAAATATGCTCCGTTTCAACGTCAATAGTCAATATCCCGCCTTCGTTTTGATTCTTTTTAAAATATGCTATATCAAAATAATCGTTATTCAACTCCACAACGGCATTTTCATTGATGTGTGTACTCGTTTTTTCGTCAAGTATAGCCGAAAATGTCAATGCGTTTTCGCCGTTTATTTCCTCAAACCTGTTCGGATTTATTATATTTTTAAGTACCGCTTGTCGTTCAAAACTGGAATTAAGTATTTTAATCATAAAATCACCTCACAACCACATTGGAGTAAAGTCAATTGTCACCGTCATATTGAGACCTGTACCATCTATTGCAACAGTATTTTCGCCAGGCATAACACTCAAAAAGCTGTCTATGTCACCCTCCAATGCAGAGAGTTTATTCGCGCCATCCAGCTTTGCTTCCATCTCCACATTGTCAATAACCAGAGTTCCGGAGTCGGCTTCTGTGTACTCAATGGTTTTCCCGTTCAGGGATATTTCCAGTCTCGTCCAACTTCCGGATATAATCATATTAAATTTGCTTCCTTGGGGACTAGTACACCCGATTTCCTGTGTGCCTGGATTGTGAAATGTATATTCCTTTGTTGCTGTTGCTGAAAATTGATAGGATTGAATCATATTCCAAGGAATATCCGTTACCCAGGGGAATTCTGTTTCGCCCCATGTCGGATCAACTCCGGTATCTGTGACCATGTACACGAACGGTTGACATTCAAAATTTATATCTGCTTGTCCTAATCTTTGCATAGTTTCAATGTTAATCCCAGAAATAACTCTGGCCAGATAATACTTATCCGGCTCATCGTTTATAATCAATTTTGCCCATACATTAGACGCTAACCATGCGGCAATCTCCCGGGCTCTGTTCCGGAGCTCGTAATAATCCTTGCTAATATATGCCATATGCATGGTTATTTTACGTGTTTCATAATCACCGTCACCATAGTCAATCACACCGGATTTTCCGTATATTTGCATCATTTTTGGTCGTACAGTCGGAAGCAAAGGACGACTCACAGAGTGGCAGATAAGTTCAAACTTGCTGCTCTTTATTCCTTTGTAATTAAAACTTCCTACCATGCTGGAGCCACCCCCAATGCTCTTTCTTTACTTCTGTTTGCTTGAAACTGTCTTCTACTGGTTGATTTTTGTACCTGTTTCCCATCCAATACAGTATAGTTATGGATCACAATATCTGATCGCTCATTATCAGTTTGTGAGTCTACTGGATTCATTGTCTTGAGCTTATTTTCTGAGTATTCATCAGCAACAAGCTTGTTGTTAAGCCCACTCATAGCTGCATCAACTTGTCTGGCACTGTCGGCTATCCCCTCAGCCATACCTGCGCCAATCATCTTTCCAACCTGATCACGCATAACTCGTGATGGTGATTTAATACCTAAGAATTTCTTAGCCCCATCCAAGGCACCTTTTGCTGCATCAACAACGCTGCTGGCAAGGTTCTTTGCTGCACTTACAACACCATTGCCTATACCTTGAATTAAATTTTTTCCAAGCTCAGCCCAATCCATGTTTCTAAGAGACTCACGTATTGATTTAAAAATACGTGGGATCGCTGCTATTAAATCGGGAATGGCTTTAATAATCCCAGCAATAAGTGCTCCTACTATCTTAATTGCAGCTTCGATAATCAGAGGAAGATTCCCGATAATCGCATCCACAAGAGCCAGAATAATTTCAATTGCTGCATCCACCAGTAACGGGAAATTATCAACTATTGTATTAACTATAGCTTCAACAATCTCCGGTATCTTTTCTATTAGTTTTGGTAATGCATCAATGATACCTTTTGTAAGTGTTATAATTATTTCAAATGCAGCTTTGATTATCATATCGAGATTATCCAGTAACGTGTCAACCACTAAAAGTATGGTATCGACTATTGCAGGTATCAGTTTAGGCAGTGCATCAATTATCCCCTCTATTAATGCCAGAATTATCATAAATGCTCCGTTAATTATAAGCGGAAGATTGTCTATTATGGTATCTACAATTGTCATGAGTGCTTGAATCGCAACAGGTATTAACTCTGGCAGCAGTCTTAATATAGTATCGAGTATCTGCTTAAAAAGAGTTGTTGCTGTATCTAGTAAAGACGGAAGTATCTCTCCAACAGCAGATAAAATTGCATCAAGAGCAACAGGAAGAGAATTAGTCAGGTTTTTAATTATCGGTACGATATTAGCTATAACAGCCTTAAATGCATCTACTAGATTCTCCGTTAGATTTGTCATATCGGCATTGGCATTCCCCAGTCCACCTGTAAACGAACCAAGGGCAGCCTGTAATAACCCTATCGAACCTGATACGGTTGTAGTGGCTTCTTTAGCAAAATTACCTGCATACTGTTCTGTATTCTCAAAAAACATTTGCATAGCCATTTCAGCTTTTTCAGCCTGTGTAGCTTTACTCCATGTAAAATCTAAACCTTTTGCGAGCGCATATGCTTCAATGTTTGTTGCATTCATGGCTACACCAAGGTTGTCCATCATTGTGAAGTTACCTTTTGCTGCTCCCGCTACTGAATCAAGAGCTACTTGCATATCAATGCCCATTACAGATGCCATGTCTGCTGCTCTTTGCATAGCCTGTTCAGTTAGTTCGAGACTTTTTTGTTGCTCTATGCCGGAACCCTGAAACAATGCTCCCATTTTATTTGCTGTAGCAAGGTAATCACTTTGAGATGTACCAAGGTTTTTATAAGCCTCTTCTCCAGTCTTTTGAATCGACTTAGCATATTCTCCAAACACCTCTTCAGAACCGCCTAGGTTTTGTTCCAATTCGCCGAATGACTTAACAACCTCTTTTCCCATTTTTATAGCAGCTGCGCCTGCAGCTACAGCAACAGCACCCACAGCCGCGGCTGATGCTTTTAAAATCCCGCTTAATTTTTCAAACTTCTTACCGTTGCTTTCAGCTGACTTACCTGTTTCATCAAGCCCTTTCTTAGCCTTATCAAGCGCACTTTCATTTTCTTTAAGTTCACGCTCCATCTTATTTAAGTCTGCGTTTGCTTTGTTTACAGCTTGTTGCCACCCCTGTGTTACTTTATCATTTTCCTCATATTTCTCACCTGCAGCTTTAAGTCCTTTTTCAAGCTCAGCGAGCTTTTTTTTCTGCGCATCTATTTGTTTAACAAGAACTTCATTTTTTGCCGCATATGATTCTTGAGACTTCTCATTTTCATCGAACTGTGAGGCTACGGCTTGCATTTCTGTTTTCAACGTTCTCATGTTTATGTTTATGTCAGTAATGCTTTTTCTAAATTTAGCTTCGCCCTCGATACCAATCTTGGGTCCTATATCATACGCCATGCACTCACCACCTTTATAACCAACTTGGAGCATCTTTTACTCTGTGATATTCCTTGCCCTTTATAATTCGGACATTCGGATCATCATCCGGCTTAAACTGAATAAAAGCCAGAAGATTACAAATATCTGTCTCATCTATTTCAAACAACGACCATCCCCATTTTTTTGAAATAGTCCTTTTTAGATTCAATAGTGTTATACTGTAACCTGCGGGGGAGTCATCCACTTTTTCCCCCGGTGTTAGTTTTTTCTTAATTCTCCACTGATATTTGAACAAATATCCTTAAATACTTTCATTAGCTCTTCTTGTTCAACACCTTCATTTAATTGCTCAAGGCTAAATTGGTAGTGGAATACTGCTAAAATGGTAGCTTTTAAATCGTTATAGAATGTCTTAACTTCACTAATGCCCATATTCTCTTTTTCAAGCTTTTCAGCACGCTCAGCGATGTCAAAAATGTTGTCCATTGTGCCTGTTTTAAGTGAACATGTTGAATATTTTTTTACCTCATTACCTTTTTCATCCGTAAATTTTATAAATACTGCTTGCATGATATCCCTCCTGTAAATACAAATAGGATGAGGACTAATTATCCCCATCCTACGATCCAATTTTCAAAATACAAAACTACCTATTCGGTTCCGGTAGTAAAGTCAACCCCAGATGCAGCTAATTTTTGTCCATATACATCAACTACACCCGTAACCGATACAATATATTTGGTGCTTGCTGTCATGTTAGCGTCTGGTGTAATAGTCAATACCTTTCCGGTCGCGTTCCATGATTTTGTAACAGCTACCACATCACCAGTGTTGCTATTTAACAAAACAACTTCTTCTGTCTTGATTTTATTGTTAAATGTCATAACGATGTTAGCGTCTAAGTTAATTGCCGTTGATCCGTCACTTGGAACGATAGTGGATAATTCAACCGCGTTAGGAGCTCCTGATGTATCTGGTGTTTGCACCTGGGTAAACCATCCTGTAGGATTGAATGCCGGATCGCTTGTGTCAGCCAAAATTCTTTTTAAAGTCCGATCTACTCCATCAATTTCCCACTTGTGCGTTGTCTTCACTGCGGTATATGTAAGCTGATATGTCCGCACTTCTATGTTATCCTTTTTCGTAACTGCTTCCTCCGAACCGCCCGAAAATGTGCCTTTTAGATATTGATAATATCTATATCCATCAGTACCTCTATTGAAGCGGAATGATACTGCACAAAGTGGGGGATTAGGTTCTCCTGTGTCCAGTACTCTTCCAGAGGTTGCATCATAGTTTTTACCAAGATATTTTGCGGCAATCGAGGCTGGTACGCCGGATACTGTTATTTCAAGTGCAGTAATACCTTCGGTTACATAATTATTTGCTGCACCATTATCATAATATGTTGTTGTATTGTTTATTTCCGGCTCCCCTGCAATCTCTGCAGATGGTGCAAAATACTCTGGTACATCAGCAATATAATTTGCTTCTGAATCCTCAGTTATTATTGCAGCATGTAGATTATCTACACCTACAAATTCACCATACTTCTGATCCATATTCTCACTCTCCTCATTTATTGTTTAAATTTTTTAAATCCTCATCTATTGATTTTCCCATTTCTTCAATAACCCTCTTTTTCATTCTGTTTACTGCCGGACGTATAAACGGTTTCTTTTTTTGATTGGATGTGCCGCTTTCCATCACTCTGGCTTTCAATGCGTTTGGTGTTCCGCTCCTGTCATAACCTGAAAATCCAATTTTGGTATTTGTGTTCCCTCTATGGTCAATATCAGCCGGTGCAATTCCCATTGAATCAAGAAGATCCCCTGCGGAGTACTTTGAACCGATGAGATTTGCTTTAAGGTTTTTCCGAATTTCATCCGCAAGAGGATTTGCTCCCGCCATGACCGCCTTTTTCGCAATTTCTATTGATTCCATACCAAACTCAGAGAGCATCATTGAATATTCATCAAGTCCTTTTATAGTCATTTTCGCCATCAAACCATCTCCCAGACCCACTCGTAATGTATATATCCTGTATCTCGTTCATGCTGAATAGAGTTCAACTGCCAAGCTATAT